AGTTCGTTGTTGAGTGCTTAAAATGGTACAATTATTGCGACGACAAAGATATGTGCTCGGTAGTTGTGAGTAATGACATCTATCACGAGGATTACGACAACGCTCTAATATTAGAAGGTCTAAGTTTCTTTAGTTTTCGTAATTACTCAGATTCTTTTGACTACAGTAACGGGAAATCTCTAATAAATGAAGGGTTAGCTAGTGACTTCGGGATTGGGGAGCGCGACTTAAATGTACCAGATTCACCTAAGTCTCAAGAAGAGTTACTAGAAGGGTTACTATATTTGAACGTATTTGGCGAAATCTTGAACGATTGTGACCTTAGTTACGAGTCGCAAAGTGGTTATGTGATGTGTCACGTAAATGAATTTGACTTATTTGTTGGGTTACTTCCTGAGTATCTTGATTAGATATCTAATGGCTACGCCGACCTACGGAAGTCAAATATCGAATTTAAGCTGTTTAAAACGATAAACTATGCAGTTAGGTGGTTACACGCTTTAAACAGCTTAGACTTGAGATTTGGAGCAGGAACGCACTATTAATGAGTATAGTAGATAAGCGAAGCTAGTAAACAATAACTAAACTACGGAGGTTCTATGGAGCGGTATTTAAAGTCAGTACCTAAAGAGATTTTGAGAGGGCACTTAACTGCGTGCCAAACATTACTAAATAAATATAAATACCCTCACCATTGCCATAGTATAGATTCATGCCACCTATGCGCCTCAGCCGATGTAGCTATGAATCACCCTTCTATCAGATTAGCATACGAATGTTTAACGGTAGATGATGACGCTTGTATAGCGTGCCCGTGGGTTATATTTACTGGTGATAGGTGTTCAGCACCTATAGCTAGAATCAAGGGTAAACGACCGTACTGGTCTGAGCTTAGAAATAGCAAAGTAATCCAGAGCTTAGAAGATGCTAAAGTGCTTGGCTACGATTTCGACTTAGAGGCTACCAACATTGAACTAGAATGTTGGCGGTTATTGCGAATTAATCAACTATCAGACTGGGTTAGTAAGCTAGATACACTTATTTTCTCTATTTAATGTAAAACTTTTGTAAAAGGGTCATTGTACTGTTGACTTTGTGCTCAAAATATGTTAATTTTAGAGCTATAAAAGTCTTTATAGCGAAGAAATGAGACTCTCTTCTCTACTACAGTCTTTTGTATCTCAGACGGTCTTGCTTTTGACCTTTAAGGTTCTAAAGAAGTTTAAGCGAAGCGTTATTCGGTAGTTTTAGAATTGGTTTGTATTCTAAAACAGGTTTTGACCTAAAGGCGGTGCTGTATCTATTTATTAGATGGTATTTGTTAGATACCTAGCAAGAATAAAATCAAAACCTGTTTCTTAACAAAGAGCCGTTAAGAAACTGACGGAAATATAGTAATAAATAAGCATTGACTCTAAATTTCTACCGTTATATACTACTTACAACAGTCAGGAACAACTTAATCCTCGGCTCAATTATGAGCATTTCTGCTAGATAACTAGCAAGGAGATTTTATGTTAGAGACTAAAATGCTAACACTAGAACAAATGGACTACCTTTCTACTTTAAAAGGTTTTGGGATTACTGACCCACTTGTTTATTCGGTGTTTTACGATGGTAACGGAGACATCGTTAAGAATTTTATTAATAAACCTGAGGATTTTGTAGTGGCGTGGCCCATTTTCTCTAAGGAAGTTGCTGAGGAAGTTAAGGATCTTATTTGTGCTACATCTGTTCGTCGATTCTCGGTAGATGATCCTGAGTTGGCTGGTATCATTGAGAAACAAAACTTATACATTGAACGAACCGAAACGGCTAAACGTATTGCAGAAATCGACTTCAATGTAAGTATAAGCTTCTTACTCGACCCTGAGGATGAGATTACTTACGATGATCGAACGGAAGTCGCTAAAGACTTTAAACCGTTAAATAAGGAGCAACTATCAAAATACCCAAACCTATATTACATACAACCTAGTGAATTATGCGAGGAAGATTTAGCTTTCTATTTCACAGATAAATTAGGTGTGCCTGTTGAGCTAGCTCAAGATTTAGATTGTAACGATAGCGCTGTCATTGTTGGGGGTATCACTGAGGATCAAGCGAATGAATTATGTGAGCTTACTAACACTCTTTACTGTATTGCTAACTCAAGTACTGCTAATAGTGCAATGATTTCGGTTTTGAGGCGGTACTACGTTAATACGGTAACGGAGCTAGACGCGCTTATCGAGGAGATAGAAAAATAAGTACTAGATATCTAACGAGGATTCCGATATGATACACGTATACATTAAAGGTTCGCCTACAGGTATTACAGAAAGTAGTATGGCGTTCGCAAAGAGTTATTGGAGTAACATTGACGGCGCTGAGTTAGTAATTAAAGGAGCAGGTATGCGGAAGTATGTTGAGTACGAAAAACCTAATACTAAACGAGCAGTTAAGAATGCTGATAAGCATAAAAGATGTTCATCTTGTGGCCGCAAGCAACACGCTTGTATTTGTTAGGAGGCACTATGGCAAAGCAACGTAGGAACAAAGGGGTAGCCTTATTCCCAGTCGGTGATGTGCTACCAACAGAGAAACAAGCGTGTACTGTGCAAGGCAACTCAGCTTGTCACTATAGCCTTACAGGGCTAACTGGTGAAGAATATAGAAACGTCGTAGATGGATTGGGATGTGTCTATAGTGGCCCCGTTGATCTAAGCAACCCTGAATCAGTACCAGTTGGTACTAAGGTTCGTATCATTAATGCTGAATATTTTAGGCATAAACTAGGAAAAAGTTACGTCATCGTAAAGGTAGATACCAGATCAGACAGCATGAGTTATAAGGTCGGCGGCGCAAGTAGTGAGGATCGCGGAGTATGGTACAATAACAGTAGCTTAGAACTCCAAACAAACGTAAGCTCTTTAGATGATTTAACTGACGAATCTGAGCATGAGCGTATTGCAAATGAGATAATCATAGAGGGGTCATGCTTATATGGGATCAAGTGTAGTGAGTGCCCTTTAAATAGTGATGGCGACTATTCATGCCAAGATTTCAAGAGTAGCTCAGTTGATGCTGCGAAAGCTTATTTAGCTGACATTAACTCTGACATTAACTACGCCTTCGATTATAAAGGTATTAAGTATTTAAGCATGAAAGGCGAAGGTAATCAAAGCGACTGCGGTAATTGTTGTAGGCATGATGGGGAGTGCTTAGGTCATCCTTGCGGTACATCATACTTTAAACTCGCTACCGATGCAGAATACACTAAGTACAAGAAAGATTAAAAAGTAATAAATAAGTGTTGACACAAGATTTCGTTAAGGTACAATGTTTACAACAAGTTGGGAATATAAGCGTCCTACTTACAGGGCAAACGGTAGCTGTTCGGATGCGCCGTTAGATATCTAACCAAGGAGAATTAATCATGGCAAAAACAACTACAACTACTAAAGCAACTAAGAGTAATCAACCACAAATCATCGTTATCGACGGTATCGTTTACGTCGGGCAGTTTGCTAAAGTCGGCGAAGAAATTACACTTAGTGACTTCGTCTGTGTAGGGGAGACTCAACCGAACGATAACACCATCCGTCAGTTCTTTGTAGCAAAAGCTAAGAATGAACTTATCGAAACTCAGGTATTTGGCGGTGCTGGCGTGTCTTACTCAACTATGGCATTCCCACCTAAGCTACAGATGACGTTCAATATTATGGCGATGCAGTTAGAGCAATCTACTCTTAACGCCGTACCAAACTTGATCGCAGCAGATTTTGAGCGCACAGTTAGTTAGGTAATATTAGTATAATTATTCACGTAAGCAACGGAGGGCTAGTGCAGCTAGCCCTCTGTTAGATGACTAATAAGAGCTAAGTTTAGGCTTAGTTGCTACTAGATATCTAACCTAACGAGGAGGGTTTATGGCTAAACTAAAGAAAAAAGGTGTAGCGTTATTTGCTATCAATAAAGTTGATAAAAAAGATAATCAAGCAAGCAGTATTGCTATTGAGAGCTTTCCTGATAATTCAGATAAAATTATAGAAGCGCTTGATAGTTATCGTTTGCGTGATACTGTAAACTTAGATAACCCTTTATCTGTACCAGTAGGTACTAAAGTTACCATTAGACACGATTGCGACGACATAAGCTTATCACATAGTATAGATGAAATTTACAGTATAACCAGTATTGACGTTAACAGCTACAGTCAGGTGTATCAGTTATTAGATACAGATGGAAACTCTTGGTGGTACTATGCTAGCGCATTACAGCTACTAGACATCCTAAAACCAGAAACGGTTCCTGTAGGTACTAAGGTAACAATAAAGTCCGAAGTATACGATAGACAACCCGCCTCAGGTACTTACGTTATCAACAAAGTAACACCTGACTGTAGCTTCGATATGCACTATCGCATAAGTGCTGTAGCTTACGATAGTGACGTAGAGTACTGGTACAACAAAGACCGACTATCTTTGGATATTTAACCTATTAAGGATGAGCATGTCAATCCCAGATTACTACTATAAAGTACTAAAGGAGTCCCACGCTGGGCCTATTATAGGATTCTCCCTTAGTGACCTAAGGAAACTTCAAAAAGATATGGACTATAATACAGATCCAGACCTCAAGACGTTCATTGACCAGTTAATTAAAGTTCTAGTAGAAGACTATTAACCGCTAGTTATCTAGCAAAGGAGTTCAACATGAATAACCCTTACAAATCCTACGGATTCATTGACCAAGCTGAAATGGAACGAAAAGCGCCATCAATCTTTACTAAACACGCTTACGATAAGATGTCTGATAAGTATCACATGATCCCTACGATTGATATGGTAGATGTTCTACGTGATCAAGGGTTCGGTGTTACTCAGGTAATGCAATCACGCTCCAGAATCGTAGGCAAAAAAGGCCATGAAAAGCATATTGTCCGTATGCGTCATTTAGATGCCAAGTCCATTGGTAACGATGAAACGTATCCAGAACTATTGATAACTAATGACTCTGCTGGCGGTACTCGCTTCAAAATGATGAGTGGACTTTTCAGGCTAGTGTGCAGCAACGGACTAATCGTTTCTGATAGCACCTTCGGTGAGTTTAATATTAAGCATATCGGTGATATTGAGGCGGATGTAATTAATGGATCACAATCAATCGTTGAGTCTATCCCTTTAATTGCTAATAAGATCGAAATGTTGCAAAGTATCGAACTTACTAAAAGTCAGGAGAATGTATTCTGTGAATCTGCGGCAGCGATGCGCTGGGGTCGTGATGATAAAGGCAACATAAAAAGTCCTTTACGTAATATACAAGATTTGAATACGGTTCGTCGTCACTCAGATGGTGGGTGTTCACTTTGGGATTCTTATAATAGAGTCCAAGAGAATCTCATGAAAGGTGGCCTTAGAGGTGTATCAGCGTCTGGACGTAGAACAAGTACTCGTGCCGTTGCTGCTGTTGATGCTTCTAATAAGATCAACCAAGAGCTGATGGTGTTAGCGATGAAGATGGCTGAATTAGCTGGTTAACGTATGTCGGTGCGACCGATAGATAACTAATAGGAGTAGGTATGTCAGACGCGTTTGTTAAAATGGATGAGGCTAAAGTACCGCAAGTATTGATAACTATGCAAGAAGCCGCCGAAGCAGTTAAACAAGAACAGTACCGTAAGTCTTCTGAATTGCAATGTATAGATTCAGAAGTAACCGACTTATACCACGAGATTGAGTTAGGCAGCTACGATGCTGTGGTTAGGCTGTCAGTGTACAGCGAGCTTAGGGGAGCGCTCATTCGACGTAGAGTAATTAAGAACGAGTTAGAGTTACTCCGTGTAACAGTAGATGCTACAGCACATGTTTCATCTATAAGTAAGACTCTATCTAAATTAATAAATAAGAAGCGCACATACAGACCTCGCACTAATAACGGTATAGACTTCAAATCCCCTAAACGTATGCACGTATCACGTAAAAATAAGCTAAAGGAGGATTTATGACAGCAACATGCCCAAACTGCGGAACTGATCGTGTAGTAATAACAAACCCTGTAGTTAGTGACCAAAATTTCGTAAACGCAGACTTCGTTTGCGGTAAGTGCGGGGAACAAGGAACCGCCCACTACACAATACGTAATGTAGACCTTTATATAGAAGATTAGGAGGATTTATGGAATACTTACTTTCAGGCGACTTACTTGTACCTGCTACAGTAAAAGTAGAGGCTAACAGCTTAGATGAAGCGATAGAAAAGTCTAAACAGCTTAAATTCACTGTATACGATAAAGATAAACCTGACGGATTTAATTATAGTAATTACGCTACAGACATTAGTGGGAAAGAACTTTTTGATCTGGAGGTAACTACGAGTAAAAAGATTATTAGTATTACATGTACCACCGATCAGTGTCCAGAGGGTGAGGGTGATACTTGTTGCTGTACTTGTCACAGAAACGATACTTGCGGTGAGGGTTGTGTAGCAGATATAAAGAAATTCAAGGAGGACGGGTTAGCTAGTTGCTACTGTATGTCTGATGTAGTATATGGAACTATTAAGGGTGACACATAGTACACACCTATAGTCTATACTATTCACGTTTTAGCAAACGTGACCTTAGTCTACTACATTTAAATACGTTTGTCAAGTAAAAAATGCACTTTATTTACTTTTATTGTATTTTCTTTGTAACTAACCGATATCATTAATCTTTCCGCAGAAGCGGTTAGATATCTAACGAAGGAGAATTGAAATGGGAGCAACAAAAGCAGTATTTATTGCAGTTTGTGTAATTATTGTTATCAGTATTTTCGGGTTTGTTTTGAACTCAGCAGGTTTAATCGGTAGGACGGCAGTAGAAAATGTTATATTTGAGCACTCGTACCAAAAGAAGCAAGCAGACAAAACTGCTTCTACTATGTATTCGTCGCAACTATTTATGTTGCAACAACGGTTAAATAACCCACAATTGACAGCTAATGCTCGTAACGAGATTCAAGCACAGATCAGTGCTATCTCTATTCTTAAATCTACGAAGGAGGACTAAGCAATGAAACAATTAATTACAGTACTATTACTATGTGTTCTAACAATGTCTGTTACTGCGTGTGGGCGAGAAGTATCGTCTACTCAGAAAGAGTCTCAAGCAGTCGCTAGACAACTTTCAGTATTCTCCAAAGGCCAACCTGTTCCAGCATTTAGTTACTCTTTTGAGCGAGATCTCATGATCCAGCTATACAGATTACGTAACGAGAAAGTAGCTACACATACTGTATGGCGCTCAGATTACGGTATGATTGAGGGTGATACTCCGTCAATCGGTTATGGACTGCCTTATGACGTTAGCTTAACTAACCCACTACAGCTAGACCATAAACGTGTTAAAGGGTACGGCAGTCATACCACACTCGAAGGAACTGTAGAGCAACAAGAACCTAATGGTACATACGCATCAAAGAATACTACAGCAACGTGGGTAATGAGCGTTGATTCAGATACAGGGCAAATGGTTCCTATCTATATTGAAGGTAAAGTAACTGTATACCCGTACCCAGTTACGGTCGACTACAATACAAACAGAGTATACAAGGCTGGTAAAGCTTCGACTACGATAAGTATTGACAACGCTAACGACTTTATGCAGATTCGCTGATGCTAGACCAATCAATAGATTTAGCTAATAAACGAGAGATAGACAGCAAAAGGAGGGTATACGATAGTAGGACGCTACCGTGGAAAGAGTTAAAGTCAATTAGGCATCGATGTTTGTGCTTCATAGGTATCACTTATAGATACCTAACAGACGCAAGACCGATACCTTACTTCCCTCGGTACATGATCACTAAAGAAGGGTTCGTCTTGTCTTTCGCTGGGAACATAGCGGCGAAGTCTTGGAAAGCTGGGGAGTTCGTAAACTTAAATAAAAATGGTGAAAGCTTTAGATACTTAGTATCTGACGTTATTAGCGAAACTTTTGGAGACTAATATGGAAGCTATAATTTCTAACATTGAGTATATCCCGATTGAAGATTTAAGAGTATTATGCACAGACCTTTACGAAGATACGCTTGAGCAGTTAGAGTTAAATAAAACCCTACAGGATTGCTTAAACGGTAGCACTAAGGCCACATATACAGCTGCTATGTATGATGCTGAGCGTAAACGTGCAAACGACGCTGAACTTGAGTTAGCTACGATTATGTCTACTCTTGAGCCATATTTCACTAGCGGAAACAGTATCGAAGTAGAACGAGCAATGATACCTAAAAAAGTGTTTGACCTTTTCTCTGTGATTACAGAGGCAAACGCTGAGATTCTTTTGTGCGCCAAAGATCAACACAAAAACGGTGAAGAACTGATGAGTGGTGATACTCCTACAATGTCAGTAGGGTTGTCGTACTACGAACGTGCAAAAGCTACTAGTGACGCTGTTAGATTTAAGGAGGAACTATGCTTGAAAAAGTTGACCAAGATATTATCGACCTAATTAATCGTGTACTTACTTCGTTAGGTGATACTAGCAAAGTTGGCCTTGAGGAAATAGCTAAGATTCATTACGCAGATGGTATTGGCGCTATGGCTGCTGGTATTACGTTATTAGTAGTTTCGTTAGTTGTTGGTACGCTAACGTACTTAAACGGTAGTAAGCTAAGTGCTGACGCCAAAGTTCCAGCTTATATAGTAGCTGTGGTCGCATTAGTATTATGTATTTTAGTAGTACCTTGTCATATGAAGAACATTTTAGCGCCAGAAGGTCTTGCTGTAAGGGAGTTAATACAATTATGCAGATAGAATTCCGAGAAAATGAAGGCCAATTGACTACCTACACTTTTATTTCGTGGGAACGTTTGAAGGACTCACTTAGAACTGAAGCTAACTTATCGGATACGGAAGATATTGAGAGTTTAGATGTGTCCGAGGCTGGTGTGACTATTAAGGTAGCTACTCTTTTAGGTAAATAAAGTAATAAAAAGTTGTTGACTCTAAATATTATCTAAGTTATAATGTTTACATCAATTAGGAAACAAGTAACGAACAAACTTACCGCTAGTTATCTAACCAAGTGTTGATATTAGCAAAGGAGCTTATCATGGCAAAAGCAAACGAAGTTACCAGAAGTGAAGTCAAAATCGGGACAACTACTTATAGATCACAAAAGTTCCCAAAGGTGGACGCTATTATGACTGTCCAACAAGGTGACGGTGTTGAGGAAGTACTGTCTAACGACGATGCCGATAAGCTTCGTGAGTTCTTTGGTGGAAAACGTAAGATAGTTGCTAAGGCTGATAAGTTACCTACTGGTGACGGTGTTAGCGCACCTATTACAGGAACTTCTAAACGATACTCCGAAGACCAAAAAGCTGAGATCCTAGGTAAGATTTCAAGCGGGCTAGCCCGTGCCGCTGTTTGCCGTGAGCACGGTGTCTCGGTTACTACTGTAATCGGCTGGCAAGAGAAAGCAGGTAAATAATGAAGAAGATTATACTAAGGCAACGTGAGTGTGTCAGTATTCATGCAACAGAGATTACAACGCTAACCGATGGTTACGTCGCCGTACATGATAAGGAGGCGGTATTTAAAGGCACAGTAATGATAGTAGCCAAAACAAAACCGTGCGTGTATGGATTCGTGAACGTAAGTAACACAGAGTCAGTTAACACACTTGCCGATATGAATAGCGTCTTCGGTGCTGTAGCTCAGTTAAGTAAACAACCAGATCGGTACGAGGCTAGACTTTGTACGTCACTATATGAGGTAGCGGTTTTCGTTGATGAAGTAGCGCCTAACTAAGTTTGTACTGTTAATACCATAGCACGAGCCTTGTTCGTGCTATGACTTAATTTTACTAATCATTAGATATCTAACGGATACGTCTACTTTCGACAATAGGAGGATTAAATGAATCACTTCGATAAGATTAAGCATGAACTACCAACTGATCTACTAATAGGTATGACTGAGGCTTGCCAAGAACTACTTGAATACTACAGTAGTACAGCAAAAGGTAAGAGTAGCTGCTCCGTATGTATGAGCCAGATGATAGTTGAGGACTTTATCTATAGTTCTAATAACCAAGGGTGTAGCGACTACTACGGAACACATGGAGGATGTTGTGGTTGTGTTTGGAGTTTGTTTGAGGATACTACGTGCTCCAACTGGAAACGTGATAACGGATTCTATGATACTGTATGCGGTTTACGAATAGGGAACGATAACCAACGATGGAAGGGGTTAAGAGTAAAAATGCTTTCTAGCTACATCGACGCTATTAATTGTGAACTGGATAGACGCTAACTAAATACCTAATAGGAGTTGTTTTGACTAAGTTATGTTTAAGCAAAGGTAATACTAAAATAGGTAAGATTCCTAATATATCGTTCACACCTATAGTTTCTTGTGCAAGTGGTATTCCTTGCGCTAACGGTAAATGTTATGCACTACAATCATTCATACAGTACCCAGCCGTTCGGGACGCTTGGCGGGGTAACCTAAAGTACTGGACTGATGATCCGAAAGCCTTTATCGAAGATTTAGTAGCAGGGTTAACTAAATTTAGAGCGTTACCGTACTTTCGTTGGTTCGTTGGTGGTGATATGCCTGATATGTTCTTCTTAGCTCAAATGTGTAAGGTAGCTAAACTTTTTCCTGATACGAAATTCCTTGCGTACACAAAAAAGTATGAGCTAGTAAATGAGTATTTCGATGCGCAAGTAAAACCTGATAATTTACAGATAGTTATGTCGGCTTGGCCAAACGTGCCTTTCGACAATAGACATGCTCTACCTGTAGCGTACTACCATTCAGTTGATAATATTGACACTAGGATTGATCATGACCTGTTCGTTTGTACTGGTAAATGTGATAAATGTAAACACTGTTGGGACACTAATGACGGTGTAATCTTCGAGGAACATTAGGAGGCAATATGAGAGTAGTTCTAGTAGAGAACAATGACTGTGTAGTATCTGTAAACGCTTTAAGTGAGGACAAGGTTTACGCATTCAGTAAAGACTGTAATGTTTATCTCATACTCCCGCGTACTTCTATCGATCCTCGTAAGTATATTGTCGTGCAAGCTAGAGGTGGTGGATCGAATTATGTAAACAGCGGTAAAAGTACGCTACGTGCTATAGTTACCTACGTTATAGATAGCGGTATAAAAGTACGAGAGTTTAATAACTACAGTGAATTTGCAAAATTCTTTAGTGTATAGGAGGTAGTGTGGAAAAGGTAATTGAAGTAAATCGGTTAAATCTGAAATCGTTGCTTGACAATATGGGTTCTCGTGTTTATAGTGTAACATTCACTAAGGCAGACAAGTCTACTAGACGAATTGAGACTCGTAATTCAGTAACTTCTGGCGTTAAAGGTACTGGTAGCGCGTTAAAGCTAACTACTACATCTATCCGTCGAGTTGATTTGCAACTAATGTCCAAGGCTGGTGTATTAGCTAAGGCCGAAGGTCGAGAAGTAACTGATCAGGAGAAGCGCCAATGTTGGCGTTCCATTTCTTTAGCTAGAACTACTGAGGTTCGTGGCGCAGGTAACATTTACAAGATCGTTGACTAGGAGGTATTATGATTAAGGAAGTTGTACCAGACGTTGCTAGTTCTGTATGTTTAGCTCAAACAACGCACACTAAGTGTTACGGAAAGGTACACCCTACTAATGGCAACTGTTATATATTAACCAGAGTTAAAGGTGGGTACAGTTGGTCTAGGGTAAAAGTACATACCGATAACCTAGGTGACGTTGGTATTAGCTCTATGTGCGATCAGCTTAGTAGGGCAGTACAATCGTCATGTACTGTAGTCGAAGCCGACACTTACGAAGAACTTTGCGCTCAGTTTGGCGCTTAACAACAAGGAGATTAGAATTATGATGAAATTAGTAGTAGGGTTTATTATTGGGTGCGTAGTTATGGTATGTGTAAATACATATGACAAACCTTATCGATTTAATAAAGAAGCTATTTCTTCGATGGCTTCAAGCGCAACTAGCGTTCTTGAGACGGATAAAGCTACAAAATCTGCGGAGTAATTATGACTAAGATACCATTATTAAGTCTAATCGATAGGGTTTGTTCTAATTGTGATGCGTGTTCACACAATAACCCACTAATAGACAAGAGTGATTGGTGCGGTTTATTAACTTCTACTATTCCTACAGAGAATACGTGCGAACGCTTTAGCCCTACAGAAAGTGCTATCCCTTATTTTGCGTACTTAGATACTGAGGAAGATCATTTTAGGTTATGGGTTGAGTTTTGGAATGGTGCATTTATGGAATTCGGTGGGTTTGCTGGTCATACGTTCCACACTGAATCAAACTCAGAGATAATTAACGCCTACCATAATTTCTGCGAATTAGTAGACCTAGACTGCGACATTACTGAGGAGGATGTAACAGATGGTTTTGTGAAAGACCAGTTCCGTAAGTACGAGCCAGAGGTTGAGTATCCAGCTGTAGCGTACATTAAACAAGCGGTGTGGTTCGATAGGTGTAGCGGCGACAATAAAATGTTTGTGCTACAGATTGAGAGCTTAGCGTGTATGGCTAGATATCTAGCGCGTAAACTATAGAGGTTAATCTCATAATTAATAAAGTTGGAGGTAGTATATGAGTACAGCAGACTACTACGAGATGCTAGCAAAGCAAAACATGCATTGGCAGCCAGCTGATACCGCACCTAAGGACGGCACAGTGTTTATCGCCTTGCCACAAACGGATATGTATGAAGGGGGTTTTGCTGAGTACTATTTTGAAAATACTTTTGAAAAGCCGAAGGAATTAATTGCATGGATGCCGATGCCGGAGGTAGCGTGATGGTGAAATTAAAAGCAGGTGACGTACTGAATGTTACAAAAGACATAAAACTACTCACACAAGAAGACTGGTTTAAGGTGTGCACAGGCCCAAAGCAAGGGGATGTTGTGTTTGGTAGATTTTGCGCTGGCGGAGGGTGGTTTGAAGGCTTATTTGTATCAGCGTACGAAGAAGTATTCCTTGCTATGAGCGCCATGGGAGAAGTTTATGTATTTAAAGAAATGACCACCACCGACCCTTACGCGTTGAGGTATGAGCTTACTGCCCAGCAGGCGTTGGTTGCAGCGTGGAGGGGCGAAGTTGTTGAAAGTAAACTAGGTGATAGATTTAAGTTTAACAAGGCAACTGTAGTGAAAAAGAGAGTCGAAGGTGGGGCATGGTGTGCGTCACCGTTTCAAAACGATGACCTCATGTACGCAATAGTGGAGGGGATATGAAACAACCAAAACCGCACCTATGTATTTTTTGTGGAGACGAAATTGACCAAGATCCAGATCCAATTGATGAACTTTGGGCTTTGTTGGGTTACTGTTGCAGAGATTGCCTGTATATTAATAAAGGCGAAGACTACTATTATGGATGTGCTATATACGAAGACATTAAGATATATAAAGCCAAACACATAGATAGGTTTGAAACTAGAGAAGAGCGTATGAATCGTTAATACGGTATTTAATAAACCGCAACAGTGGAGGGTTAGGTTATGAACGATGAACGATATAAAGACATTATGAATCAGCTCGGAATGCCAAACAGCCAATCACTACAGACAGCACTACGTCAAGTGGCAAATGAAGTTGGGCAGGAGCTTAAAAAAGAGAACACAGAGCTTCGGGCACAACTGGAAGAGCAGAAGGAAGACACTTTATTGTATAAAACCCAGTACGGTGAAGAGTTTGATCGGGCTGATAAAGCTGAAGCCCAACTGGCGCGATGTGGCTATACGATGAGGATGAACACTTTCTTATAGCCTTATTGGTTGCGGTTAATTGCGCCACTAAATAAAGTAATAAAAAGGTGTTGACATTAAATTGCTGTGTGGTATTATTAATCAACTTAAATAAAACATTAACTAGTCACTTTTAAATCGAACATTCTGTTAGATAACTAGTGGCGCAACAAACAAGGAGATTTATTATTATGAAAGAACTAGTAAAAAGTATTATTGAGGACGGTATCGTTGAGGTACATGAAGTAGCTGAGCTTCGTACAGAGATTTTTGCAGATGGCGTAGTAGAGCTTCCAGAACTGCAAGCAGTGTACGAAGTAGCTGAGTGCGAGGACAAATCAAACGGCGCTCTACAGGAATTGATGATCGAAGTCTCTATCGCATACTTCCTCGGGGAAGGTGATGTCGAGATTGATGAAGCTGAAACTGAGGTATTTAAGTCTCTTGTGTATGAGGACGGTATCGTATCTGAGCTTGAGCGTAAGACTGCTTACGCTCTACACGAGGAAGCCAACGCTATCTGTGTATCGTTTGAGACTTTCTGCTCTGAGATCGACGCTCTCCGTCCGTAAGCTCTGTCGCTATTGCCGTAGGTCGGCGCAGCCGTTAGATATCTAGTGGTTGTATCATTCTGGGTAGGGCCATCTACTCTACTTGAGTGCTACAACCACTAGACTCTTTAGATTACATGAAATCAATAAAGGAGAATAATAAATGTCACTAAATCAATTAGCACAAAAGATCGTATTAGCGTCTAAAACAAGTACCGTACTCGCAGTGAATAAGGCTCGTGTTTTGCTTCAATGGAAAGACGATGCTGACCTTGACCTAGCGGCATTTGGTCGTACTATCAGCGGTCAAAACTTCTCAGTAATCAGTGACAACTACCCTAAAGGTAGTATGGGCAACTTGAATCAGTTCCCATTTATGCAACTGTCTGGTGACGCTGGTGTTGGCGGTAACGTTGCTGGTGATATGGAAGAGGAAGAGTTACTTATTACTAACCTCGATCAAGTACAGGAATTGTACATCGCTTGCTTCTGTTGTGATGCTGCTGGTGTCCTAGAGCAGAACGCTAAGTTTTCTACGCTTGGAGCACAAGTTGTCGTTAATACCGACGCTGGCGACGAGTACACTATGCCGTTACAAGCAGTAGATTCTAACGGTCTTGTTGCGGTAATCGCTAAACTTGAGCGTGTTAACGGTAAAATGAACTTGGTTAATAACTCAGAAGTGCTTAACGTACAAGAGTTCTTCGCTAAGATCCCAGCGGCAGACGTACTAACTGCGTAGGAGGTTATTTTGGATAATTTTACAAGTTTCAACTCAAGTGATACTGGGCGCATTAATACTGTCCCTTGTGATATTAAGCAGCGACCACAGTTAGCTACTAAGTTAGTTCTAGCGCAAAAAGGTACTAGTGCTTCTATCGCATCTGTTACTGATCAAATTACAGCTCAACTAGCTTGGCGAGCAACAGTCGATCTTGACTTACATGGATTCTTCGTAATGAAGGGAACTCCTACAACTGAGGTACGATCTCAGCGAGTTAAGGTTGAGGGTAAAGGTTTACTTGAAAAGCTTAGATTAGCTGCACTTGACGCTGTAGATAAGACTGAGTACACAACGACTAAGCCTACAGATAAATACTCTAAAGTACACCATTTGTCCTTTAGGAAGCATGGACGAAGTTCTCGCGCATTGTCAGGTCAAACTGATTTGCATGGACAAGAGGTTCCTTATGCTTGGCTATCTGAAGATCAAGGAGTTGGTGGGAATAAAGGTGAAGAGGACGAGCTAATAACATTCGTTAAGCCTGAGAAAGTCAAGTACGCTTTAATTGTAGCAAACGTTTGGGGTGATAATCGTGCTAAGTTCTGTAACTACGATGGTGTAATTCGTGTGCAAGCTGGTAGTGACTCAATTGAGGTTCCACTTACTAGTACTGAGCGTGGATCTTGGGCGATTGCAGCGCTAATTGACTTCACTGGACTTACTCCTCGTGTCATCAACATCGACGAGACAAGTACTACTGAGCCAGATATTAACGATTACATCAACGAATACACGTAAATAAGACGTTAAAGGAGGTACTATGGAAGATATTGAGGTAGGTAAAGCTTTTAATACTTACGAATGTTGTGGCGAAACTTGGGGGTTAGAGTTAGATGTATTATCTGATACCGATAACGTACATGATAATTGTCCTATATGCGATTCAGCAACGGAACCAACTTCGTCAGTTATTATCTGTAATTACGAAGCTCTTGAGCGTAGAGACAAGCTACTTGAAGATGTAAAAGCTGTAAGTGTTGTAGGGTATTCTGCGTTACTTGAACTGTTCAATACACAAGATAGATGGGAACAAGATGATTACTTAGATAGTATTGGCATCACTACTTCATATTTTCTTGGTCTTTCTGGTGCGTTTATATTCGCTGACACTGAGCAAGGACACGAATTCTGGTGTGGTATTTGTGACAGTATCGATACAAAAGGAATTGTAGAGAATGGTCGCTACAATAAAAGTGATTACGATTCACTTGCTGACGCTCAAGATGCTTACGTAAAGTTAGTTGCGCAAGTAAAAGTACTAGACCCCGACGCTGCTACGTACTTAATGGTTGAGGCTCCTACTGCTGATATTGATTTCGATTATACTGGTAGCTTAATTGAAGCTTTCGATTGGGATCGTACACCGCAAGGAATTCAATACTGGGATAACATATACGAAAGCCTAGGATAAGTATCGTTAGATATCTAACGATACTATTAATAAGGAGTTTATTATGGATTATGTACTACCGTTGCTAGCGATTATTGTCGCTTGCTACTGGATTTACTGCTCTTGTGATAGGTTCGAGTTAGGCGCTAACTACCTCGGTAGGTCGCTCGGGCCAGGAGTTCGTGGAGCTACAATCAACGCAATTGGCAGTTCAGCACCTGAGCTGATTACTACACTGATATTCTTGTTTGCTGTTGATGGAACAGGGATGGCAGAGGGTGTAGCTACTACTGCTGGGTCTGGTGCTTACAATATACTTATCATCCCTGCTGTTTGTATTCTGATGGTGTCGTTTTCTGTAGGTGCTTACGACTTCAACTTAAACAAGAAGGTCGTTATTAGGGATGGTGTAGCATTACTAACCGTAGAGGCGATGCTTATTTATTTTATGTATAACGGTGTAATCGAGGCTTGGCATGGGTTAATGTTCTTGCTTGCTTACGCTATTTACATAACATTTACTTTAACTGTTAATTTAGGTGAGCCTGTTGAGGATGGTGACGACTTCGGCGATATGACAACCAAAAAAGCACTAGGTTGGCTTGCGTTATCAATCACTGAATTAACGGTAGCGTGTTTCATTATGGCTACAGCAGTAGTTAGTATATCTGGAAGTGCGGGAATATTACCTTTCTTTTCTGCTGTTATCTTAGCTGCCGCTGCTACATCTGTACCTGATATGTTAATATCAATGAACGATGCTAAGGCTGGTAACGCTGATGACGCTGTTTCGAACGCTGTTGGCTCTAATATTTTCGATATAGCCGCTATCTACGGTATTTGCTCATTAATTTACTGCTCAATACACGGCCCAGTAACGTTACCAAACCCAGAACCTGTAGCTGACTTACGGATAGCACTTTTCACTGTATCAGCCGCTACTATTGCTACGCTATTATTTGTAAAAACTTTAGGTAAAACGGTAGCTTACTTCCTTCTAAGTATGTACGTATTGTTTGCTGGTTATACAATTTATTCTGCATTCACTTTTTAACTTGACATTGTACCTCGCTTGTATTAAAGTAGGTGTACTGTAAATGATATAAACGCTAGACGTACTTGGAAACACTTAACTAAAACTGAGCAATAAAGCTCACAACAAACAAAGGAGAACTATTATGTTCGCATCATTCAAATCGTTTCTATCAAACCTCAAGGCACAAGCAAAGTCGCTCGTAGCAGTAGCTGAAAAGCACATGGATAAGGACGTATTTGCTGCGTGTATGGCTGGTACAGTTATCTGTGGTTGGGCTGATGGAGATTTTTCGTCTTCTGAAAAGCTAAAAGCATTGAAGCTTGCTAAGACCCACCCAATGTTCAAAAATAAATTCTCAGCTGATGACGTTAAAGACGCATTCGAGCTGTACGATGATGTTATGACAATGGATAGTGCAATGGGTAAAGCAGAGGCGATGAAAGCTATTACTAAAATCGCTAATAAAGACGTAGAGGCTCGTGAGCTTGTTGTGCAAACTATGGCTATGATTGGCGCTGCCGATGGCGACTATGACGATTTCGAGAAAGCTGTTACTCGTGAAGTATGTCAAGCACTTGGTCTACGTGCTAACAAGTTCGGTCTATAACATCTAGTTTAGATTCGTTAGGTTCCTACTAGATATCTAGTAGGAACTTATAGGGTTCTTAACTAATTAAGGAGGTAATTATGAGCACAAGTAGTATCAGTAACGGAGTTATTATAATTGACTACCCAGAACTTAATAGAGCATCTGGTGTGTCTGAGTTAGAACTAAAGCGCTTGAGGCTAGAAAGTTTGAATGTAGCGCGTTGGTTAAAGAAAAGAAAAGTAGAAGTCAATCAAGACGCCGAAGAGGGTATTAATTATGACCGACACAAAATTTTTCGAGTATGACGCTAACGCAGTAACTAAGTTAGTTGCGAAAGTTGCTACAAAGGACATGGCTATCCTTGATTACGGAGCAACTAAGGAGGCTGATCAAGCTAACCTATTAAAGCAGTTAGGGTTTACTGGAGTATATTCATTCGGTTTAGGTATTAAGTGGAATTTATCTAATCACTTAGATTACGCAAATATGGTCGCTATGACTTTTGACGTCGTATTTTGTAGTGGGCAATTTGCTAAGTTTAAAAGTTTAGAAGAAATGGCTACTAGGTTAGTTATTCTAAGTAGTATCAGTAACGGAGTTATTATAATTGACTACCCAGAACTTAATAGAGCATCTGGCGTGTCTGAGTTAGAACTACTTAGACTTTGCTACGAAATCTTTGGGCATTACAACGTAACATCTTACTGCCCTAATATGATCCTAATCAATAAAGAAGGAGTTTAGTATGACAGAGATATTAGGCAAGCTATTAGCTGTATTTATATTTTTTGTAGCTCTCTGGGGTTTATATTTAGGTGCTGAGTCACTGCGTAAAGATATTGAGAACTCAGAGGTAGGTAGAGAGTACTACCTACAACTTGTAGGTATGACCGCATCAAGCACAGATGTAGCAGAGATAACTAAGAGGCTAATGTCTGATAATAAGATCACATACAAAGAGCACGGTGAGATACTTAGAGCGTATAACGCTAACTGTGAGGATATAAAGGAGTTAATTAAATGACACAAGAAAAAGCATCGAATATTTGCATTAGTACTTACGCAGTAGATAGGGCTAGGCTAAAGGCTCTTATTACACACGCAAAAAAGAAGCATCCATGCCCAACACCTAAATCGTGCAACGCTCGTACCGTAATTAGCGCTTTATTAGAATCTAAATGTATCGAACTTAACCTTATTGTGGAGGAATGTTAATGCAACTAAACGAATTCGTATCACAAGTACCTAAGGAACTAAAGAGTTGCAAATGGTATAAGTATATCGTACAAGCAATTGACATCTGCAAGAATAACGACTTAAATCGTGCTGTATTAGCTGACAAGATCCTTACAGGTGACTTCACTGAGTTATGGGCGTGTCGTTATAGTAAGTACATTCGCTCGACTATGGTACTTGATGATAACGCACCGGAAATTTATGTACCTGAAGAGGAGATTGCAAATGAAATATGAAGATGTCGTAGAAGGTAAGACCTACAGAATTAAGTCTAAAGAGGATATAGCTGAGTTTGTGCGTAGTGATGATTACGATAGTGTTGCTTGTCTATTCTCTCACCATATGGAATACTTGCACGGAACTGACATCGTTGCAAAACCTCGCGGAGGTATTGTAGCTCACTGCGCCGATACAACAACGCCATCAGAGAGTCCTTGGGCTATTGAGGCGTGGATGGTTGAGGAACTTACTAACAAGATCGAAGTTTGCGGTGGTACGGTAGAGGTTACTTTGCTTACTGGCGAGACTGTAATGCGCGAAGCATTCGCAGCTACTAGTCGTTGTGAGATCAAAACAGGTATCGGTAAAGCTGCTGCTTGTGGCCACAGCCCAATTCGTACTGTAATGTTTAAAGTTGAGATGCTAGGTATCCCTTTGTTTGTATCTACACACTTACTTCGGCACACAATTGGCATTGAGCACTTTGTACGTACTCAGCGAACCGATAGAGGTGGCACCGTAGATGAAGGGCGCATGAGTCCACACGATCATACGATGTTCCTAAATGCTGAGTCTTTGATTAGCATGGCTAAGAAGCGTTTATGCTTGCAGTCTAGCAAAGAAACTGTTAAGGTTATGAAATCGATTCGTGCAGGAGTTGAGGCTGTTATGCCAGACTTAGCTACTAACATGGTTCCTGAATGTTTGAGCAGAAATGGGCTGTGCCCAGAAATATACGGCAGTTGTGGGTGCGTTGATACTATGATGGATACGTATAGCGCCTACCTTGATCAATTCAAAACATTCTCAAAGTATTCACGAGTAGCTACTGAGACTGTACCAGTACCTAGCGCAAATAAGTTTAAATTAGGAGACATCATTCGTGTAGTAGGTAATGATTCAGGTAGCCCTTATGGTATAAAGCATTTCTTTGACTTAGGTGATGAATTCGAAGTCATAGGCATTAACGATAGTGAATACTTTGCGGGAAAGTCTGGCAAGCACTATAGTGGTTATATAGGGTCACTGAAACAGTCAGTTCACGAGGACGACTTAGAGCTTGCATCTGATATTGACCGAGAAGCTCAAGCATTCCTAATCGAAGACGTAGTTCGTGTAAAAAGTAAGTTAGCTGGGTGGTTTAAGTTCAGCGTAGGCGACGAGTTTGAGGTAGAAGACGTTAGGCTATATGACGAAGGTTTTATCTACTTTGGCACTGTAGATGGGTTACGTCAGGGAGTATACCAACAAGATTTAGAGGAGGTGCAATGAGAGCTTTAGCAAGTATTCAAGAGATTACTGAGTTATTCCCAATTGATGGCGCAGACCGAATTGAGTTAGCGCAAATTGAAGGGTGGAAGGTTATAGTGCGAAAGGGTTTATACTCAGTAGGCGATATGGTTGTATATTTTGAAGTAGATTCGCTTCTACCACATACTGATGAGCGACACGATGAGTTCGTTGAGTATACTAAAGGTAAGTGCAGAGTTCGTACTATCAAAATGCGTGGTGTGTATTCTCAAGGTTACTGTATGCCGATTAACCAGCTTACAGATAAAGAGTTACACGACTCTAAAGCTATCTGTCAAGGCACTGGCTACAAGTTCTATAAGCTAGGAACAGACCTAACTAAGGTTCTTAAGGTTGAGAAGTATGAGACAGATAAATCGAACCTGCCTAGTACGTCTAACGGAAAAGCTATAGCTGTTAATCCTTATACGTTAGCGTTCCCTAGTTTCATCCCTAAAACTGATGAGCAGAGAATCCAGAAGTTGCCAGCGTTGATACGAAGACTGCAAGGAACGGAGGTGTACGTAACCGAGAAGTTAGACGGATCTAGTATGACCTGTTACTACGTTCCAGATACAAAAGTAGACGGAGGAGTTCGGTTCGGGGTTTGCTCTCGTAATCTGGAGTTACTTGATGAGCTACCAGAAAAGAGTTGGTTCGAAAAGTTGGTATTTTGGGTAAATAAGAAGTTCTTTAAAGGTACGCACTACGAAGGTACTAACCAGAAAGATACTGACTTCTGGAAGATGGCTTATAAGATGAAGCTTAAACCTGCTGAATTACCTAAGCGAGTTCTTGACTTGCTAATGGCTAAATACCCTAAAGGTTTTGCTATTCAAGGAGAACTGGTTGGGCCGAAGTGTAACAGCAACAAGCATAAACTAAAAGAGCACCAGTATCGTATTTTCTCCGTTTATAATGTAGATACTAGGCAGTACGAAGGTTGGTCTGACATCAACGACGTATCAGCGTTGCTAGGACTAAATACCGTACCTTTCTTAGAGTCGTTTTCTATTGACAAAGGAGTAGATGAGCTGGTAGAGTACGCTAAAGGTAGGTCGTTAGTAGGAGATTTAGCTAAGCGTGAAGGGGTTGTTATTCGCACTTTGGACGGTAAAACTTCGATGAAGGCAATTAACCCAGACTTCTTGATTTGGGCTGATAAAAAGGCTGACAAGGAAGAGGCGAAGAACGTAACAGACTAACAAGGAGCTATAAATGTTTACAAAAATTAAAACCGTAGTAGGTATTATGTTAGCATTAGCTGTATGTATTTCAGCATGGGCAATTAAAACATCATTCGCAATCGTCGTATCAGGCGCTATTATTACAGCAAAAGCTGCTGTATTTCTAGGTGTAGTTTACGGATTGTACCTAGCTTACCAGTACTTTAGCGGAAAATAAGAGGAGGCTACATGATTTACGAAGAACTAGCAATATTCACACACAAACACGACCCTACTAAGGTAGGTGCAACTGAAGATGCTCCGCTTGCGTATATGTGTAGCCCAACTAAGAAAAATATGATGAAGACAGGCGCGGGTTGGGCTTCGTCTTCTAGACGGATTTCGCCTCAAGGTAGTCCTTACGAGTCTGAAACTATACCTGCTGATTTAGGTATTTATAAGAACGTCCCTACTAAAGGTCTAAAGATTGTTGCTTTCGCTACTCGTTATACCACACAAAATGTAGTTTGGAGAGTGGAAGATCCTCGCGGGTTCACTCTTGAGATTTACTCAGGTAACATGGAAGGTATCTTAGCTGATTGTGATATCATTAAAGGTGTCATCCAAGGCGAGTGCGTATGGGGTCGCGGTACAGTTCCTGTTCTGTTGCCTGTAACGTCAGATCTTTACGCTAAACATAAAATAGACACAGCAAACAGGACTTCTACAATTATCAAAGCTAAAGACCTTATCGCAGGTTCTAAGTATAAGATGGTTGACGGATCTGAGCGTGTATTTATTGGAAGCTCGCATTGCGTAACTATGCATATTGGTGAATTCGACCTTACTCCTAGTAAATCTAAGGTTAAGTTCTCGTACAAAATATATAAAGAAAGAAATCACCGGCTAGATATGACTCGTAGTACTTTCAAAGCAATTGAGTTGCTAGAAGAGGGTGTTGATATGACTTCGTTAGCGACGATTATTAGTGATCTTGGTAATAAGGTATGTTACAATTACTGCTTCTTAACTAATAGAGCTAAACCTGATACGATGTTTACAGTTACTAAAGTTAACTACGAGGATATGGTTGCTAATAAGTTGTACGTTGCGGCTAACTCTAATACAATGACAGATACATGGTTCTGTGTTCAGCCTTACTCAGATAAATATCAAGCACTAACGTTTAGTATTAACAGAAACAAGGTTACTAACTTCAACGAACTCCTAGAAACAGGTGCGAGTTCTATACAAGTAGACCCACAACGTTACAGTTATAGCTACAGCCGAAGCAGAAATGAGTACGAATTAGATACTGAAAAAGTTTATGAAGTAACAATTACAATCGACGGTAAGGAGCAACTATAAATGGAACTACAAGACTTACGTAACTACACAATATTTGAGGGTATATCAGGTTCTCGTGCATACGGAAATAGCACTCCTGAAAGTGACTACGACTATAGATCGCTAGTGCTTCCACCTTTAGACGTACTTCTTGATCCTTCGAAGAAGTTTGGCCAGAAAACTAGCTGGGAAGACGGAGAAGATAGAGTAGCGATGAACGTGATTAAGTTTGCTGAGTTAGCTGTTAAGGCTAATCCTAATATTATAGAGCTTCTATTCTTGCCTGAGGAGTGCATAACTTATACTACAGATGCTTACTCAACCCTAACTAAACATAAATACGGTTTACTTACTAAACAGTGCGAGCATACGTATAAAGGTTACGCAATGCAACAACTATCCAGAATGAATAAGCATAAAGCATGGTTCGATGGCGGCGTAGTTCTAAAGCCAGAACCTGCTGAGTTTGGGCTAGAGGGTATGATGGAGAAGGGAGCCTTCATCGCTTTAGGCGAGCTTTACGATGACTTTAATGGTAGCGTTGCAGGCGTTAAAGCGTTAACTAAAATGATCAATGCTAGGCGCGAGTTCGACGCTAAGCAACGTAACTACGAAGAGTATAATCAGTGGAAAGCTAATAGGAATGAGGCTAGGGCAGAGTTAGAGCGGAAACACGGATACGACTGTAAAGCAGCCTCACATTTAATTAGGTTATTAGAGCAGTCAGCTCATATTGCTATAAAAGGTACGTTAAATGTTAGACTAAAAGGTCGCACACTTGAGCTAGTACAGTCAGTCCGAGCTGGCGAAGTAACATACGATCAGCTTATGGTTCTAAGTAGTTCACTGCAACAACAGTGTAGCCAAGCATACGTAAAGGCTGAGTTACCTAAGCGAGCTTCCGAGCAAACTAAAGCCGCAATTACTACTGACCTAATAAAGGCAGCTACATTTAACCCTTCTCTGTATTTGCAAGGTAGCGGAGAGTTATCGTACTAGGAGATACTATGAGTATTAAAATCGAAGTACCTGAAATAGTTAGCTTTATTGCTAGCGTACTGAGCGCAAATGATTACGATGCGTATGTTGTAGGTGGCGCAGTTAGAGACTCAATCTTAGGTAAAGAGCCGAAGGATTGGGACATGAGTACTAACGCTACCCCTGACGAGGTACTTGCTCTGTTTGATGCAGATGGTACTATTACAAAGAGCGTAGGTAAAGCGTTTGGTATAGTAATTATTAGCGTACCAGACTTAAGCGATATGAGTGTTGAGGTTGCTACTTACCGTGTTGATGGTGAGTACGTAGATGGTCGTAGACCTGAATCTGTAAAGTTCGAAGATGTTACGCTACTAGAAGATCTTAGTCGTAGAGATAGTACAATGAATGCTATGGCTTACGATCCTATACATGAATATTTAGTTGACCCTTTTGGTGGTGAGTTTGACGTTAAGGCTGTAGGGCTTGTAGTACCTGTAGGGTTAGCTGTTGATAGGATTATTGAAGATCCTGTTAGAATGCTTCGGTATATTCGACAAGCTACTCAACATAACCTAAGACTATCTGAGTCTGTAAGGTGCGCAATAACGTCTAAATCACATAGACTCACCAGCGTCGCTAAAGAGCGTATTAAGATTGAGCTAGATCACATTTTAATGTCGCCAACACCTAGCGTAGGGCTAAAGTTGCTAGAAGAAACAGGACTACTTGAGTTTGTTATACCACAACTAGTACCTACAATAGGATTTAACCAAAACAGTAGTCATCACACTTTAGATGTTTTCGGTCATATTTGTGCTGTAGTTGACCATATACCTAGTAAACTACATTTACGATGGGCAGCACTTTTACATGACATAGGAAAGCCTGAGACTTACTCAGTAGGTGAAGACGGCGCTGGTCACTTCTACGGACACCATAAGGCTAGCGCAAGAATTGCTAGAGAGGTTCTAGGAAGTCTAAATGCTAGTACAGAACTAACTGATACCGTCGCTAATTTATGCTATGAGCATATGTACAGAAGTCCTAAGATGCGCAAAGGCGGGATTCGTCGTCTTGTTGGTAGGCTAACTGATTCTACTGATAAAGACATTAGAGTTCAAGTAGTTACGGATCTACAGGATCTTATTGTAGCTGACATTGTTGGTCACAGCCCTAGTAATTACGTTAAAGTTCTTAAAGATACGTTTGCAGTATTCGACGATATTCTTGAAGGTATCGAGGAACATGCACCATTTACGCGAAAAGACTTGAAGATAGATGGAAACGACCTTATTCATCTAGGTATCAAGAAAGGCCCACGGTTAGGTGTAGTGCTGGACGCACTTTTAGAAAAAGTCCTTGACAATCCTGAGCTAAACTTGTACCATAAGTTAATGGAATCAGCTGAAGACCTAAACTTAGAACTGGAGGTAGTATGAAAGCAGAAGACGTAGTAGCAGGAAAGACTTATAGAATTAGAACTTGGGACTCTATGCTAGAAGAGTTTGGGTACGAACCAGCTGACTCGTCAACTGACGAATATGCTTTAGGAATTGACACACCACACTACTTCGCGACAGAGATGAAGCACTTATGTGGCACTACAGTAGTATCGCTGTTCTCAGGATCTATTAACGTTTGCAGCTCAGACGATGAATTGTGGTCAATTGATTGCGGAATGCTTGAGGAGGTATAATGAAAGCGGAAGATATTATTGTAGGTAAAGAGTATCGGATTCGACAGTGGGACGATATGGAAGAAGAGTACGGATTAACCAGTGTCGGATCGATTAACGCACCACTTATATTCAGTACCAGTATGCGCAATTTATGTGGTGAATTAGTGTTTGCAGAATCCCGAGATCGAGATCTTATTTGTAGTTGTAATTATTTTGCTATTAGCTCCGGAATGCTTGAGGAACTAACTGACACAGTTTACTCAAACAAAGAAGCGTTACATATGATCCTAGACGGGACACCTATGCGTCCTACAATGTACGGGTACGACGCTAGGGTTACATTTGTAGAATGTGAAGGGTTCGTGCTTACTTACGATTACGGAACAACAGAGAAAGCTTTAGGTGTATTGGGAGAGGAAGAGTGGACTGTTTACGACGGTAAAGACGCAGAGCCTTTAGAAGAGGGTGACTTAGTATACGTAAGCGATACTGATGATACAGATACTTCTACCGTAAAAGTGTTCATAAAAGTAGATATATGCAAGTTTATGTGCGGAAATCTGAACGGTAGAGCTAATTACGTATGGAAGTACGCAACCAAAGTACCTAAGGAGGACTTACTATATACGAACCTTAGACTACCAAAGGCAGCACTAAAGCAGTTCAACGAAGAAACTCTATATAGTAACTACGCTACAAAATGATCTACGTTGATGGCGCAGCCATAATCGATACGTCTAGCCTATCTTTCACGGATAGGCTAGACATTATGAAGTTGTTCTCTTACAAGCAAAAAGGTAAGAAGGAACGCTTCACTAACTATTACTACGACTCTGATACTAAGATACTTAGAATACCGCCAAACAAGCGCAAGTTAGATTACATTTCCAGTAAATTTGATTTACCAATTGTGTACGCAACAAGCAATTACGAAAGCCTAAATGAACCTTTCAAAGAAACTGGAGCCTTTACTCCTAGAGCGCACCAATCCGAGCCGATAGAAGCACTAATTAAGTCAGCTAAGCACGATAAATTCACTACAATTTCTGCTGGTTGCGGCACAGGTAAGTCGTGGGTAATGTCGTACGTCGCAGGTCAACTAGGTGAGAAGGTACTTATTCTTGTAGATCAATCTAACCTTATCCCGAACTTCAACGATGCGGTATCATGTATATATGATAAACCTATACAAAAACTATCAGCGAACACTGATAAATTCGATGATGTCTGTATTTGTACGTTCCAACTTTTAGCTAGAGACGATAATGGACTCTTAGATCGAATCAAGAATGTCTTCGGGGTTTGTTGCGTCGATGAAAGCCATACGATAAAATGTGAAACTTTTAAGTTTGTTCTTTCTAACCTAAATAATAAATACAGAATATCTTGTTCTGCTACATTCTACATTAAATCGCTTCCAGTTGACGTATTAGAAGATTGGTTAGCGCCAGTAGCGGTCACTATGGTAGACCACACTGCTTTAAAGTGTCTAGTTAAAGTAGTTCCTACGGGAACTACTTGGTGTTCGACTAAGCCTATGGACTTCACTACGATTTGTACTCAATTAGCTGAGGACGTTATGCGAAACGCTATAGTTATAGATGAGCTAATTAGAGCGCTAGATGTTGGCAGAAAGATACTTGTTATTGCTATATCGAATGACCAAGTTGAGTACGTACATAACGCACTAACATCTAAAGGCTACAGATCTAGGAAGTACGTAGGAACGACTACAACTAAAGCTGACAACGCGCTCAGGGAGGACTTCGCTAACGACCTTTTAGATATTGTCATCACCATCAAGAAAGCTGAGAAGGGATTAGACATTCCTATCCTTGATGTTGTAGCTATAGTCAAACCTAATAATAATGAAGGTACTACTACGCAAATTTGCGGCAGGGCAAGAAGACCTTTAGAAGGAAAACCTAAACCTGTGGTTATAGAGTTTAGGGATAACGGGTCACTTGCTGACACATTCTTCTTTAATAGGTGCAGATGGTACAAGGATCTTGGGTTTAAAGTTATTGACAAAAAGTAAAATATGTCGTATTGTTAATTAAATACAGCAATTAAATATAAGGAGGCACTAACGATTGGCAATGATAAACACGAAATTAGAACTCAACGCAATTTCTATGCTAATGAATTCAAGAAACCCTGAACTACTACATAAATTTAGTATTGACTACTTCGCCAGTAAAGATTTAGCTGGTATGTTCCGAGTAATTCAGATTTGCTACGCTACTCACGGTGAAATCATAGGTTGGGATGGTTTAGTATCTGAAATTGTAACGAGAGTAAAAGATGGTGATCAAGCAGAGGTACTTACTGATCTTGTAGAGGTAATGCGTACTCGTGATATTAGTGGACTATCTGAGGATTCAGTACGATCAGACCTAATAGACGCTTCAATGCTTCGTGAGGCTCTATCTGGAGCACAAGACCTAGGTAACGCTATCCAAGGTAAAGATATAGACGCAGTGAAGTCTGCCATTATGAATCTATACGCAAAAGTATCCGCTTCTAGTAGTGACTATGATGCTATTGCTAGTTCTGACCTCATCAGTATGGCTGGTAGTAAGCGAGAATACGAGTTCATGGAAACGGGTTATAAAGGTATTGACCGTCGAGGTGGCTTAATCAAGTCAGGGTTAACTCTGATTGCTGGCGAGGCTAAGGCTGGGAAGAGTCTCAAGGCTCAAGGTATGCAGATGCACATGTTCAAGAAGTATGGCATCGACGCTGCTTACTTTACATTTGAGCAGAGTAAAGAGGAGCTACTTAATCGTGCCTTATCTGCCGAGTCTGGTGTTGATATAGGGAAGGTTATGGCTGACAACTTAAACCATAGTGAGCGTAAGGCAGTACGGAATGCTCACGCTAAGTTAGCTTATAACTACAACGACGATATGTTTGATATGATCAATATCGCAGAAGATATGGACGATACTGAGTTTTGGGAGTTATTTAAGGATACATTCTCTACTCACGAGAAAGCTAATAAACTATACTTGATCGACACCAGCCCTAACTGGGACGATCTATTTCTAACGATGGATCTTCTACATAAAACTAAAGGCGTAACAGTCTTCGTAATTGATTATCCTTATTTAGTATCGCGAGGAAATAAGCATAGTAACATCGCAAGTTGGGAGTACAATCTCCTAATGATTCAAGAGCTGAAAGCATTCTGTCGAAGAACTGGTTGCAGAATTATTGCGCCAATGCAGTATTCATCCGAAACTGGGACAATGCGTTTCGTATCTAATGCAATAAACGCAGCAGATTTAGTTATCGCTATGTCAGTTGAGGAAGGCGACGACGAGGTAGGGGATATGGGGTCTATTACTCTGACATTTAAGGCTTACCGTAACTTTAAGTCTATAGATGGAGAGCCAACGCTTATGCCTTTTAAGTTACTTAAAGAATTTAATAAAGCACGATTTAATAACCTAGAGTTTGACTTTAGAGATGAGGAGCCGATGTAGTGAGTGTTGATAAAGTGTTAGCTAATATTAAAAAGAAAATTGATATGATGAGTAAAATTAATACCAAAGTATGTAAGATGCTAATGATTGGGCAGGACGTTGTATATTTAGTGAGTGAGCATGACAACCAAGACCACTTGATAGCTAAGGCTATCGCTGAATACGTACCTAAAGGTGGTCTATACAAGTACTCAGAGGATTTAGAAACTTATATTAACGTAGCCACTGGTAATAAGGTAGTTATTGCAACTAGTATGCAAGATGCTGCGGATAAGTCTAGTACTGAGTTCGTAGCTAAAACTGTCGTAGTAGTGAACAAGTGGGGTCGTAGTGAGTGATTATTTATACTGCCCAAAGGAACTACACTTCAAGCACCTAGCAGTATGTCTATACACATGCCCTATGCGTAGAAAGATTAGGTGCGCTTCATATGACGAAGTATATGACAAACTTGTAGAGACAGGACAGCCATTAGCTCAGATTTATGTAGAGAAGTATGGAATCCCAGAGTTGCCTGCACCTTACAGTAGGCGTGTTAGGCGTAAGTCTAAGTCTCCATATAAGCCTATTAAACGTAAGAAAAGGAGTAATAAGTAATGAGTACTATTAACTGTCCTAATTGTGATAATAATTTAAGTATTAACTCAGAAGTTGATAACTTAGGTATACCATCAGTATTCTATTACTGCCACGACTGCGACCTAAAGCACGTAACTATATTACAGGTAGCTATGAATAGCGCAGCAATGGGTGCTAAATTAGAATACTACCGCGTGCGCAGATAATGTCTATTTACGGTAGGAATCCACTATTCCATTTGGGGTATGATGACGAAAGAGACTATTATACCTTCCGAAATAGGTTAAGGGTTCCTCTTCCGTATTTGTGGTACATATTTAAGAAGCACAATAAGACCTTATTCCACGCACCCGCTGATTTAGGTAATTGTTGTAAAGAATTTAATGAACTTATGCGGAGGAAACGAATGACTAGCGGCACGATTGAGCAGCAAATGAGAGTTCAGCAATTAACGAAAGTCGGTGTCCCTGCTATCTACATCGGCGACACTAGTGAAGCAGAAGGTGAGAACGTAGGATCTAAAGCGTTCTATAAGGCGATGCTAGACCGCCCAGAGAAGTTAGCTAAGGCAGGTCTAACTCTTTATATGCACAGTGAGCAGGGTACTAGCTCAGTTAAGGCGGCATCGCAAGTCTGTGAGAGTTTAGTGAAGTCTAGGCATTCTGTTTATATGATCGATTTTACATCTATTATGGATGAAGTTAAGGACTTCGATAAGAAGAACAAAACTTTACTTAAAACGGTTGACTCAGTCGATCTTTTAGTTATATACTTCATCGGTACTGAATACTCAACAAAGTTCACTACGTCCCATATGGACAGCATCATTAAGAAGCGTCAGATTCAAGGTAGGACTACAATTTTATGCTCACACTTGTCCCCTTCAGAATTCGAGGGTCGTTATCAGAAAAAGATTGACTTCTATGATGCAACTGCAGTAAGGTTCAAGGACGAAAAGATAAAGAAAACTTTGAAATCATTAACAGACTTATTATTGGAGGGTTAGATGCCAGAGATTGAAGTACTACAGAAAATTTTAACTGATCGTGGATGCACAGATATAGAATGTGATAATTGCCCTATGTTTAACGGTGGTGATTGTGACGCTAAGGCGCAAGACGGCTACTGCCCAAGCCATAGACGGTACGATCCAGTAGCTGAGGGAAAAGTACAGGCTAAGTTAGCTAAGTTGTCAGACGCTAAGGAGCTTACTGAAACACAGGCTATGCTGACCAAACTTACTAACGGTAAAAAGTGGACTAATTTAGATTGGTCTAACTCAGAGTATGTGCAACTAATAGGTACAAGGTTCGTTGATGAAAACGACAAGAACGTTCCAGTATTCGGGATTATTGAGTGCTTTAAGCATAGTGATTTCTACGAGTTCGAGGAGCCTGTTATTGAGGAGCCGAAAGAGCTGGTTGATGCTTGGTTGTGGCTTTACAGAGTTAATCGCGATATTAAGTTAACATGGAACCATTACCCTACAGCAGAAGAAGCTAAAGCTGGGTGTGGTGGGTTAATTATCCTAGGTAAGTGCGAAGAAACTTTGACTAAGATCGATAAGGACTAAATATGAAAATTACATGGATTTATACGTTAATTGGGTTTGCTATTTCTTGTGCGTTCTTATATGCCTCGTATTGGGTATGTAAGACTGTTAGTTACACTATATTCTATGAGGATATGGTTCAACAAACGGTACTAGAATTAGTAAAACAGTCGGCGTTAAAGTAGGAGGTAACTATGGAACTCGTATACGGGAAGCTAATCGTATATAATTTAGTATTTATGTTCTTAGCATTCTTTGGTATGATGTCTTGTATGGAGGCTTACGAACCTAAAAGGGAACGTTGGCAAGGTCTTTGGGTTCTAGTAGTTGTCGGTAGTGTTGCTTACCCTATAGGTATCATAGTATCGTTATGTAGACTTTTAGTTAAGTTCTATGACTTCGTAAACGACGACCTTGGCCTTACTGATTAGGAGTTTATATGTACGATCTTAGAGCGTTGCTAGAAGCAAAAGGTATTCACTACGTAAACAAAGGCGGTGACGAAGTAGGGATCGTATGTCCTAACCAAGGTAGTCATAGTGGAGGCAGAGATAGTAAGCCTAGCTTCAACATCAACGGTTCCACATTCCAAGCACACTGCTTCTCCTGTAATTATAGTTTAAATAGGGATAAGACTCTTAGGTGGTTACTTGGAGAAGACTTAGACGAAGAAGAGTTCGCTATAACAAACTTGAACGCGCAACTAGGGAACCTAGCCAGAGAATCTGATAACGTTAGAGCTGGCTCTAGGAAGAGAGAAATCTTTTTCCCTAGTGGCGCACCTTGGACTGAGGACTTTCGTGGGATATCAGCAAGTACGTACGAAATGCTTGGCGCAGTTAAGGTATCTAAAGGTCGCTATACAGATCGTATTTGCTTCCCTATTATACTTAGAGGGGAGCTTCTTGGTGTCGATGCTAGAGACTTAACAGGTAGCGCCACAGCTAAGTACATTAGAACTAAAGACTCTACGTGTAAAGATAATTGGTTATACCCTTTCGATGTAGTTAAGCCTATGTTAGATCATTTGGAGAAGCGATACGTTATATTAGCCGAGGGAATTTTTCATTCGTTGAACGCTGTAGATAAAGGATTCCCTTGCTTAAATTTCTTTGGTTGCCACAACTTTACTAGAAAAAAGCTACTAATGCTACTCGACTTAGACTTAGATTTTGTAGTATTCTGGCGTGACAATGATAAAGCAGGATTAGTTGCTGAGCAAATCGTATGCTCAATGGTTAGTCAATATTTCCCTGTGTATATTGCAAACACAGATAACGTACCAGAAGGTATGGATCTAGGCGATCTACCTGACTACTTAATTCAGTATGGTATAGAGAATCTACACGAACCAGTGCTACCTAAGTGCCTTGAAGGTACTAATGGGGTAAAACCTAGACTTGATAATAAACCGTATGAATTATGTATGCAGGATTGCCCTTATAGCATGAATGGCTTATGCATGAACATACCTTGGCATAAGGAGGTAAAGAGTGAGCCTTAGCGAGTTTAGTAGCTTCATTGGGTCGGTATTTTGGTTTTTAATTTTAGCATCCGTGTTACCAGTATCATTTGCTCTTATATGCAAAATGGCTAAACGATCTACTGAAAAGGAGAAAAACATTGAAAGCTAAGTACGTAGAAGAGAGGTTTCCTAGATACTTCGAGTTTGGAACTTCATCTGAAAGTTTAGTAGATGTGTCGTCTACACTAATAGATCCAGTAGTTACTGTTACTAAAGATCAAGCTAAAACATTGATAGAGGATAGGGATGTAACTATAGATATGTTGGGTAGGTTGGCTCAAGCGTTAGATGACGTAGCGCCAGAGTTGCTTAACTATATTTGGTATAAGGAGGAAAATAATGGAACAGAAATTTGAAGAACACGGATGTTTATTCGAATCTAGGGGTGACTGTAGCGGTAGTGATATGGGTTGTATAGAAAATGATGTGATATTTAAGCGTTTAGAGGATATCGACTTGACTATACTAAAAAGCAAAACATGTACTGAGCTACTATATTTACAAGAATTAGTACAAGAGGCTCTTAGCTTTAATAAAGATGCAGATGTATATAAGGTAGGAGCTTCTATAGAGCTAATTGGGTCGTACTTTGCTGAGCCTCTTAGGATTGATTGGCAACGAGGAGTACAAGGAACTATCGTAGGGTTCGCTGGTGCTAATTACTTAATAGATTTAGGTAAGTATACACCAATAACACCAATAGAGCTAAGTAAGGAAACTTTTATAGTTTTAGCTACAGATAAACCAACTACTCCTAGTAAGGGCGATACAGTTTGGGTTCGTAATAAGCAAGAAGATACTTGGACTAAGAAGATTTTTATCGCTGAGTACGAAGGAAGTTATTTATGTAAGAATACTTCATATAAAGAGTTTAGCTGTTGGGAGTATTTAACGACTGAAGATCCTTTCGTGCTAAAGTACGAGCTGAACGCTCAAGAGGCATTGATTGCGTTAGCTAATAACAATATTATTACAGACCAAACAGGCTTAAATTTTAGGTTCACAGGTACTGGGTTAGAGTGCAAACCAACTAATGGAGAATTTTGGTGTAGCTCTCCGTTCGCTAACGACAACAACATGTATGCAATAGTGGAGGAAGAGGTGTATGACTAAGGTATGCGACAATCACAAGAAGAGTCCTGCGATAATTTACGGTGCATGTGTTGGTTGTGAGTTGGAAGCTCTACGAAAAGAAAACGAAGAGCTACTAACTAAACTAGAAGGTAGCATCGTAAAAAAGAACGACTACAAAGATAGAGTAGCTAGACTTGAGGCTACACTTTTTAAATTAAGTGGTGCTCTAGGTCAGATGACCGCTAACCACCAAGACATGAAGAACCGTAACGCCGTACTTACTCAAAGGCCAGACTTAGACGTTACGCGCATACCTGTATATGAGAGCCTACTAAACGAAAAAGAGGAACTTGGGGCGCAATTAGAAGAGCAAAAAGAAGATACTGAACTGTATAAGCAACAATATAGTGAAGAATTTGATAGAGCAGAACTTTTACTAAATAATCTAGCTAAGTGCTCAGCTAAACTTGTAGGGGTAGCCCTAGAGCTTAATTTTGTAGGTGATGAATATAACAATACAGAAATGCCTGACGGTAATCTGTGGGACGCTCAATCAGTAGCAGAATCGTTCGAGTTGATAGAGTCATTTAAACAGGAACCTGATACTGTAGAAGGTAACTGGCTAACTGATGTAATTACAGAAGCTAGTAACGAGTACGAATCTTGGCCTGATCACCTTAAACTATCACTAAAGCTAACTGAGGAGGTACTATGACTTGGGAAGATAAGAAACTAGAACGACCACATAAATGCTACGATAGAACTGACAAGGATAAATTCTTAACTGAGGCTATGGGTATTTGCTTTTGGGGTGACCATAGTTGCATCAAGTGTACTGACGAATCGGGGAATCCGTTAGGTGGTGTAAGTAGATTACCTATTGCTATTAACTTCGCTACTCCTGAGAGCTTCTTTAAACTATATAACTGGGCTAAAGAACAAGATTGGTGGCGGGACTTTTTAGACTATTCAAGGATTATGTGTAAAGTGTCTATCTTAGAATCAATTATTAATCCTACTAGGTTTTCAACTGCCATCTATAGGTTTTTGATGAAGGAGGTTATTGTTGAAATATAAACTACACAATAAACACGTATGTGCTAATTGCAAAATATATAGACGAGCAGGAAAGATTATAGTTACATGTACTAACCACACGGAGTAATTACGGAGTTACTTGAGTAAGATGTAATTACTAAAATTGAGTATTTAGATGATTGTTCCTACTAGTTTAGCCTCTTAATTGAGGCTTTTCTTTTATCTGCTATATTAATTATTTATAATCATTTAAAGCTTGACTTTGTGCTCAAAATAGTGTAGTATAAGTCTATAAACGTCTTTATAGAGAAATACCGAAAAAGGTTTCGTCTATAGACAAGGTTCGCAACCAGATGGTTTTGCTCTTGACCTTCAAGGGTTCTAAGGAACTTAAAGCGAAGCTTCTTTAGGAGTTTTAGAATTGGTTTTTATTCTAAAACAGGTCTTGACTTTGATCTTAAAGTGTTTTACTATTAGTTAACTTAAACAAGGAGGGTTATGTGAATACTAAGGATTTAAAAGAGGAACGGTTACTAGGTTACGGCTCTATTGATAAGGAGTTTAAAGATTACGAAGTACAGATGGACATCTTAGGATCTGAATACGTAAGTAACTTTCACGGAGATGAGTTAGAGGTATACGAGATCGTAGAGGAACTAGCTAAACGTAAGGAACGTATCGCTGAATTAACTAGAACAGTAGCAAAACTTACAGACCCTATTCCTGAGCATTAGGGTGAGCTAGGTAAATGCCTGTATCAATGCTAGTTATTCATAAAATTTCAGAAAAACATACTACTTTTCCTGAAATAAAACTACTTTTCACAATAAGGAGGTTATATTGATCAAGGCTAGCCTAGCACCAAAGCCTAACATCTTACTGGTATTCGCTAACGCACAAAACAAACAATGGGTATCACAAGGTAAAGCTACTTCCGATGGAATTGTAGCGTTCCTATCTAAATTTGAAGCTGTAGGAATCAATGCCTCTGATGAAGTATCGGTCGTGTGCTTAGCAGATACGTTAGCACCAAAGCCTAAAGCTGCTGAGTTCAAAGAAAAGATTGAATACATTGAAGAGCTTATCAATGAGCGTGGATTCAATGTAGTAGTACCTGTTGGAGCTTTAGCGTTTGAGAAGATAATGAATCAGAAAGGGATGGAGAAATTTCTCACCAAAGTCCTAACGTCAACTAAGTACGAAAACCAGAAGGTCATACCTAGTCCTAATCCAGTTATGATTAGGTATAAACCAGAGATTAAGCCTATCCTAGATGAGACGTTTAACCTTATAGCTACTGAGCGACAAACAGATGTAGTTACTGAGATTAAAAAGATCCAGACGCACTACACAATCATAGACACAATAGGCAAGGCTAAAGCATTCTTTAAGCACATGGAAACTGTTAAGCTATTCGCTTTTGATACAGAGACAACAGGATTCTGCTTTAAGTCTAAGAAGATCCTGATGAGTCAGTATACGCACAAAGTAGGGTATTCTTACTTGATACCCACTGACTTCTATAAAGGTTACTGGACTAAGGCTGAGTGGAAGTGGATCTTAGAGCAAAAAAGGAAACTATTTAAGCGCAAAGACATTATAGTAATTGGTCACAACCTAAAGTTCGATATGAAATTTATCTGTCATGCTTGGAAGATTCCTGTACTTGATACTGTTAATACAGCAGATACGATGTATATGTCGTTCTTGTGTGACGAGAATACACCTAACGACCTTAAGTACGCTGCGTGTACCATAACTGATCTTGGGGATTATGATAGCGAACTAGACAAGTTTAAGAAGGCTTACTGCAAAAAGCATAAAATGAAGATGGGAGATTTTCATTACGATCTGATTCCGTTCGATATATTAGCTCAATACGCTTTAGTGGATACGGATGCTACCTTTAGATTGTACCTACATTTCATGGATAAACTAGTAGAAGAGAATATGGTAGACGTATTCTATATGCTGATGAGGTTCTCTCGTACAGCAACTAAGATGGAAATGACTGGTTGGCCTGTAGATGTTGAGTACGCTAACGAGTACTTGATTGAGCTTACTAAGAAGATTGAAGCTTACGAGATAGAATTGATGAAGCACCCAAAGATTGAAGAGGCTAGGGGTGTCTTAGAAGTATTAGAGATCATGAAGGAAAACGGTAAACGAGTTAATCCTATTACTAAGTTGCCTTACCAGTTCAAGTTTAAGCTCACATCTAATAACCATAAGCGTGTCCTATTCTTCGAAACTTTGCGACTACCGATTGTTAAGTACACTAAAGCTAGGAACACAGAAGGAAAGCAAACTACTCCTTCAACAGATAAGGAATGCGTAGATGAGTGGAAGAATAATTATCCTGCCAACTCTGACCTTTTGTATAAGATCAGTAACTACAACGAACTTTGTAAGATGCGTAGTACATACGTAGAAGGTATCCTTAGTAAAACTATTGACGGTAGAATCCATCCTACTTATAATATTACTGGCGCTGCTACTGGTCGCCTGTCAAGCTCTAACCCTAAACTATAAAATTGGGGTTATAAAACCATGTGAACTCAGGGAATATCTAAGGGCAGAAGCCTAAGACGATCCTGAGCGAAGCTTTTAGGAGAACAAAATGCAACAAGTAAAATATATATACGAGAATACACAACTAACATTACAGAAAATAGCAGACGCATCTAGGTCTTCTTATAAAATCGTATGGAAATTTGTTGCTGAAAATTATACAAAAGAGTACAGAGATATCAGAAAGAAACAAAACTATCGTAATTCAAAACTTGGAGCTAATAATCCTAGTTTTGGGCGCTACGGTAAAGATAGTAGAAGGTACATTGGTGAAATTAGCGACGGAAAAGGTTATTTAATACATTTAAGGCCCGCATGGTTCACAGGTAGAACTGGTAGTAAGCATATATTCGTACACCACTTAGTGTACTGCGAAGCTAACGGTCTAACTGAGATGCCCGAAGGATACGTTATCCACCATATAGATTTAGACCCTACTAACAATGATATCGAAAACTTGCAATTGATGACACCAAGTGATCACACAAAGTTACATCAATTACTACGTAAATCCTAATTGAACGCGCAACGACTATCGAACGGCAGCTTAGGCTGAACCTAGTAGAGTAGGACTCAAGAGAGTTCGAAGCGCATGGGTCTACTGCAACGTAGACATGATATAGTCTGATCTGCATGGAAACATGCAGAGGTACATCGGAATCGGGTGTACCGTAACACAAATGAATTTGCAAAACGTTCCACAGCGCAACGAAGAGGCAGTAAACGTAAAAAGAATCTTCAAGGCTAAAGAAGGATGGGTCTTTATGGCCTCTGACTTAAGCTCTGCTGAAATGCGTATAGGTCAGATATGCTCAGGAGATAAGAAGCTGGAAGAGATTTTCCAGCAAGGCATCGACATACACGGGAGTATCGCTAAAGAGGTATTCAGCCTAGACTGTCATGCTAACGAGGTAAAACACAAATACCCTGAGCTTAGAACCATTAGCAAGACTATACAATTTTTATCTCTGTACGGAGGTGGGGCGCTGACGCTATCTAGTAAGATCAAGATTACGCCTGATCGCGCTGACGCTATCCTGAAAGAAATTATGGTTGAGATAGGCGTAGCTCTTGATACAGGCGAGGTTGATAAAAAAGGTAAAACTAAGTACGAGTACCCTAAGCTTACATCACTTAAGGGTAATAAGGAAGCTGCTGAGTTGCTTGTAGATAAGTTCCAGATACCTAGTCTGCTAGCAAACCGTGTGCTAATGAGCAAGAAGCCTGTTAATGCTCTAATGTCTGCGTTCCAAAAGACCACGGAGGAATGTCAACAGATACTAGATAACTACTTTGAGAAGTATCCAGGTATTGATCAGTATATTAAAGATATTATTGAGTTTACTAAGAAGAATGGGTACTCAATGTCGTTATTAGGTAGGAAGCGTAGAGTACCAGCAGTATCATCTACAGATAAAGGTGTAATTGAGAGGGCAGTCCGTCAAGCCGTTAACGCTACAATTCAGTCGCTTGCGTCGGATTGCTTGATGTATTCATTGTGCGATATACAAGAGAACTACATTGATGACTGGTCTAACATTGCACATAAATACGGTTACGCTAGTGATAGTGAGTGTCCTATGCGGGTATTTGCCACTATACATGACTCCATTGAGTGCGAGGCTAAGGTAGAATTTCTTATGCAAGCAAAGGAAATTATGGAAACTTGTATGTGTAAGTATCCTGAACCTTTAAAAGGCGTAACTATACCTATGCTAGCAGATACTGAGCATGGCTTAGACTGGGCAAGTACTACTGAGAGCTTCGAAAACTTACACGAAATTTATAAAGATATTTACGAGGAAGAGGAGGAGTAGTGGAACTTACTATATACAGAAAAGGTCTTCCCTACACAGTCTTAATTGACGACGAAGACTTACATATATACGAGTCTGGCAATTGGTATATTAACGTATTACCTACAGGAGTGATGCGTGTTGCTGGTAGGGTAAGTGGAAGACGTACGTATTTACACAAAGAGTTAGTTAATTATGACTTAGTTGACCACAAGAACGGCAACTCTTTAGACAATAGGAAATCAAACCTAAGAGACGCAGACAAGTCAATCAACGGACAAAATACTCTTAAACGTAAAGATAACACTAGTGGTGTTAAGGGTGTAAGTTACGACAAAAGTAGAGGTATGTGGGCAGCTAGACTTGCTGTTAACGGCGAGGTTAAGCTAAGTAAACGCTTCGACGCTAAAGATGAAGCTATTAACGCAAGAAAAGAGGCTGAGGAGTTGTATCATCCGTACCGAAGGAACGCTAATGACTAAGCTATCTATGATGAGAGGCCAAGGAAGTGGTTGGGTTAGTCTGACCCTCTTCTTCCACTGTCTACAAAAAGTAGGCGCAGACGAAGCTAACTTCTTAACAGTTGGCGCGGTTCTTACCCCAGATGAACTAGGAAAGTTCATTAGAGGAGTTAAAGATGCTTTACAAAATAAAACTCTTGACAAAGCTAACAATGATGCGGTAAAGTACATCAATGACATCATTAAAGTCCTTTCGGTTTGGTCGTTAGGTACTAAACAATTAAAGATAATTTGAGGACTATATGGCTATATACGTAACAGGCGACATACACAGAAGCCTACTAAAATTAAACCACATAAAATACTTAGCAGGACTAACGCTAACTAAAGATGACATCTTAATTATCGCTGGAGATTTTGGGCTTTTGTGGTACGGAGAACTTATAGATAGCAAGTTACTGACTGAGCTAAATAACAAACCATGGACGACGCTATTTATTGACGGTAATCACGAGAATTTTGATTTATTAGATAAACTACCTACAGTAGAAAAGTACGGCAACGATGTTGGGTACGTTAGAGATTCAATTTATCACTTGCGTAGAGGCAGGGTTTATGATATCTTAGGTACTTCAATATTCACATTTGGCGGTGGCTTGTCTATCGATAAGGATACGCGCACCGAAGGAGTAGATTGGTGGAGTAGGGAGTATGCGTCCACAGAGGAGCTAGACTTAGCTTGGAAAAGTATACATAAGCACCATAAAGTTGATTACGTTATTAGCCATACACCGCCATCGAACATTTTAGAGTACATGGTAACTAACAAGTTTTTAGATTTAACAGGTGAGCACTTAAGAGATATAAGTCAAGTGTTGTTATACGATCATTGGTACTTCGGGCATATGCACGTAGACGCAGAGATAACTGAAAAGTTTACGTGCGTATATAACAAATTCATAAAATTGGAGGTATAATGACTACATTCGAACTGTTTGATACGCTAGAGATCACACCTAGTAAGAACGATAAAGTTCAATTACTAATTGACAACGATAGCCCAGAACTTAGGACACTTCTTACGTACGTATATCACCCGTACAAGAACTTTTACGTGGTGAAACTAGACGATCCTACTAAGTTCGCTGAGGCTCAACCTGACGTATTCATTTCTTTGATTCAAATTATGGATCGTTGTAATGCTAGAGAGGTAACGCCTACGCAAGCTAGAGCGCTAATTAAGTCTCTAATGGAGTCAGGCACAGAGAATGGTGCTAAGTGGGTTGCTCGCTGTATCCGTAAAGATCTTAAGTGCGGATTCTCAGCTTCAACTATCAATAAAGCATTCCCTGATCTTATCCCGCAATATAAGATTCAAAAGGGCGAGCCTATGGTAGCTAAGAAGCCAGATAAGAAAGGTAACTTCAAAGAGTACTGGTCAACTTTGCACTATCCAGTAGTGGTAGAGGAAAAGTACGACGGTCTAAGGGTTACTGTAGTATGTGACGGTGTATCTGTTAAGTACTTGTCTAGTGCTGGTAATGAGTTTAACCTACAAGCATTTGATAAAGACGTACTAGCTCTACGACCTGGTACTAAGTTCGTACTTGATTGCGAGGGTTGCGGTATCAAGCTTAATTTAGCAGTAAAGAAAGCTAAACAAGCACACGACAAGGACGAGCCTTGGCAGTTCTCGCAAGCGCAAAGTATGATTAAAGCTGCCGATAAGTATACTAAAGCTGATATGCAAGAGTATTGCGCTTTGACGGTATTCGACCTAGTTGATTACGATTGGTTCTTAACTCAAGGTAAGCGCGGTATCGGAGAAAGCCTAAAAACTCGTAAGATTGAATTAGCGGGCCTGTTCGAGTCAGGTACATTTAGAAACTTACTAATTTCGCCTACTTATATGGCTAACAGTAAAGCAGAAGTAATTGCAATCTTTGATGCTATTCGTGCTCGTAAAGGTTCTATGCGAGGTGAAGGTGCGATGGTTAAACGCCTAGATCGTCCTTACGAATTCAAACGGTCAGATGCTATCTTGAAGATGAAAGACTTCAAATCAGCTGACCTTATGGTAGACGAAGTTCAGATGGGCACTGTAGATACTAAGTGGGAAGGTCACATCGGCTCAGTGTTTGTAACTGACAATAGCGGTGTCCGTGGTAAGCTGATGAGTTTAGGTTCAGAGGAGGAACGTGATGAGTTACTACTTTTACACTTGCGCGGTGACTTGGTTGGTGCTATCTTAGAGGTAGATTACATGGATATTACTCCAGACGGATCTTTGAGACACGCTGGTTACTTGAACCTTCGTGATGACAAAACAGAAATTAGTTGGGATTGATGGTTACATTTAAAATATTAGGTAAAGAGTTTATTACTACAGCAGTAGTTGTTGCAGCAGTAGTTGTTGTCATTCTAGCTGCTGTAGTAATTCCAGCTATATAAATTGGAGGTACTAATGATCGTAGAGGAGTCGGTATTCGTTAGGATTTATAATGGCAGTCAGCGGAATTATTATATAGACGCTGGGTATGCTGTACGTAAAGGTGCGAAGTGTATTACCGTTCCTGTACACGCATTACCTCCTTACAGCAATACGGTAGTTACTGCTAAGTGTTCGTGCGGTGAGTCTCGTAGGCTACCTATGAAGAGGTATAACGAGATACTTAGAGGTGGTGTATATATGTGCGCTTTCTGTAAAAAATATAAATAGGAGGTAACAATGGGAATCAGAACTGAGGAACTAACTATTGATCAGTTAAAGAGCTTAATTGACCAACTAACCGATGAGGTACGTCTACGTAATCAAGGCGTTATGAAGCCTATCTATGTTGTTCGTGACGGTGATATGGACTACAGATTTAAGGATAGTTTAGCAGCCAAAGATGAACTTTTTAATGCAGCGTTCGATGAAGACATCACTGATACCTGTGAACGATACCAGATAACATCATTCGTTGATTGGGTTTTCGAGGCTGATTATAAACTTGCACCAGAAACGGAGACAATACATTGGATGTAAAGAAAAGAATTCTAGTAATTGACGGTAAGAATGTTATGATGCAGATGATGCACCACGGATCAGCTAATCCTTTATGGGACTTTATACCTTTCTGTCATCTAACGTGTCGCGACCTTAATATCGACAAGGTCATCATTTGTAACGACAGAGGCGGTAGCGCTTATCGTTTAGGCATCCAGCCAGGTATTATCAGCGACCATGTAACAGATAAGTCGATTCTACTGGACAACGTACATTACGATGAGTTACCTTATAAGGGTGATAGGCGTGTTACTCAGGCAAAGCGCCTTGAGCGTGACCCGAAAGCTTGCGATACAGAGCGTAAGTATATCGACAAGATTAATGATGTAGTAGCAAACAAGGCTAAGCTATTCGGCTTCGTCGACGCTACATGCACAAACATTGAAGCCGATGATGTCATTTCTTACTTGACACGCAACGGTAACAGTGATAAGTTTATGTTCGCTGTTGTTTCAAGTGACTGTGATATTCTACAACTGATCAAAGATAATGTAGTACAGCGATCTTACTCAGAACAAATGAGATTGAAACCAACTGACATTAAGTTACCAGCAAAAGTTTGGGTAAACGAAAAGCGGTTCGGTGATGCTTACGAGCTAACTCCGCGCGAGTACGTTACCTTTAAAGCTGTAGCAGGAGACACAGGAGACTCTGTGTATAGCCCAAAAGGTATGGGTGAAAAACGCGCTATGGCACTGGTGCAACAGTATCGCACAATTGAGGAGATTAGAGCTAATGTAGGCAACATTACGATCCCTCGGTTCCCTGTGAAACTGAAACAAGAATTGATCGATGAAAATTTAGCTTACTACGAGCGAAATCTTAAGTTAGTGAACTTACTTCACTCGCCAGAAGAGGAAGCTGAGATCTTTGGAGACAAGATTGAGTTCTTAGACTCTATATTAGATGAGTTAGCTGAACCGCCAAACATTGATCACGAAGCCATCCAAGATATTATGTTAGCAGATGGTAAAACAGGGCTTGCTTCGAACTACAATGAATGGATCAAAGTTTTCGAATAAGCTTGACACTGGGGTGAGTTCGTAGTAATATGGACTCATCAGTTAGAGAGAAGGAATACTCCTGAATTACTCTAAAACTCTAAACTACTCGAAAGGTAAATGAACATGGCAAAGAAAATGACACAAGCGGATCTATTGGCGCAAATGCAAGCGAACATGACACCTAGTCAGCTCGCTACTATTAAGCGTATGACAGGTGCAGATGCTCAACAAGGCGGCAACGCTACCCCGAAGATTGTCGTTAACTACAACGGCAAAGCTGATACCACTAGTAAGAAAAAAATTGCTAAAGGTAACTTCGTAATGTTCCAAGAAGTTAATTATGTATCCGAGACTGATAAAACATTAGTCGAGGCAGGTATTGACCTTGGTTCTACGTTGGAAGCTACATTGTTAATGGTTGGTACTCAGTACAGCTTCTTCCCTAACAATAAGTCGCAAATCCAAGGGCCAAAGTGCTCCTCACAGATTTGCCTTGATAATGGTGAAGTAGCAGTCGGTACTTGCGGTCTGGCGTGTGTTGGCGGCAACTGCCCTCGCCGTAAAACTGATGTAGCGAAAGACGATAAGTGCTCTAACCAGTTCGTCACATTCTGGAAACTTCCAGAAGGTACAGTCGATCTTGAAGGTAATCCTGTAGAAGTCGGTATGATGTACATTAAAGGTATCAACTATATGGCGTTCAAGGACTACTTGAAAACATTGAAAGCGGCAACTGGTGATCTAGGTTTCCCTGCTGTAACTACAGTATTGACAACCGAAGATCAAGATACCTACTACGACATCATCTCAGAGGTAGGACAAGCTAATGTTGATACCTATCTACAGTTGATTGATATGGTTACTGCTCTAAATAAGGATGTTCTTGAGTTTAAAGCTCAACATGCTGTTCCTCAGATTGAAGCTCCAAAGGCTTCTGGTGAGCAAGCTGATCCTTGGGCTAGTGCTGATACAAGTTCAGCGCCTACTGTTGTAGTAGAGCCTGAGGTGCTTGGCGCAGAAGAAACCGTACCCTTCTAACTTAAAGTATTCAAGTATCTGTACACCGAGGGGTCGTAAAATGCGACCCCTTAATTAATAAAGTAAGGAGAAATTTATGTTTAACGTATTCCGCATCAACTTCATGCTGTCTGTCCTAGAAGGTATCGTAAAGTCTCTAACTAAAGCAGAATCGAAGTTAGAGAAGGAGCTAGAATCTCACCGTAAAGCTACTGAAAAATCTGAGAAAAAAGCTGAGAAGAAGGCTACCGCTAAGATTGAAAAGGCTCGTAAGAAAGCTGATAAGCTAATTACTAAGGCCAACACAGACGCAGGTAAGGCTGTATCTAAAGCAGCTAATAAACGTGCAGACGTAACTCAAGCTAATCTCGACCGTGATACAGCATTGACTACGGCTCAACGTCGTGCCAAGAACGCCGCAGGTAACTTGAACGCTATCTTTGAGGAGCCTCTAGCTTCTAAGGTTATTACTGAATCCGACTCAGTAGTAGCTTCAATTGAAGATTAACAAATTAAAGTTTGTGTGCGTAGGTGATATTCACCTACGCATACGAGCAGGTATAGCTACAGGCTGGCAGGTTAGCAGATATAAGTGTGTCATTGACTCTATCGTTAAATACTGCGTAACCAACAAAGCCGACATTATGCTCTTAGGTGACCAGTTTGACGACATCAACTTAGGTAAGCATGAGATTCGGCTTTTTCTTTATCTAATGAATAGACTACGCGAAGAAGGTATTACTACGTTCATTGTGTCGGGCAATCACGAGACTATTTCCGATGACGAAAGCTTGTTAGACTATTTCCTACTAGACAGCTACCCTAATGTCAACTACAGAACTGTTGTACGCGACTACAAGAGTACAGGTCTAGATATTCACCTAGTTAACCACGATTCTTTAGGCACTCCAACTGAGCTTGGTGATAACCTAAATCTTATTGCTACGCACGTACGAGCTAACTTAAACGACTTCATTAAAGAAGAGTACCCAATTGCAGAGTTAGTTGAGGGCTTTGATTTTAAAGTAGCTGGCGATATTCACATTGACTTTACTGATCCTAGTGGGTTAGTATATACGAATAGCCCAGTAAATAACTCATTCGAACGAGATCCTAAGAACGGATTCTTAGTATTAGACATTGATACCGAATCTGGAGAATCTAAATATACTAGGGTGACAACAGACTTCCCATCACTAATAAGAATTGATTGTGACTTAGAAGATTTCCCTCCTAAGTTAGACGATAGGCATTTCTACAATATCTACGTCACAGGCCCACTAAATGAAATGAAGAAGTTACAGAAACCGTACCACTCAAAGATTACTAAAGTTGACTCTAACGCTGTCTTAGTAGAAGCACCAGAAACTGCCTCCATTAAACACGTAGAAATCTCTATAGAAAATTGGGAAGAGTCGGCAGGTAATTATTTAGATGCGTTAGGTACTTCACCAGAACGTAAGGTAGAACTACTAACGTACGACAAGGAGGAATTATGATTAAAGTTACAGATGTATTTAACTTATGTATTCAATGGACTAACGTGCTTTACGGTGTAGCTCTTCGTGTATTAGGCTTTGATTTAGCAGTAGGTATTACTACTGACGCTATCGCTACTGTAGACATCCGTACTTCTCCACGCGAAAATGTACTTATCTTTGTACAAGTGTGGTGGTTGGTACTGTTTATTGGGCGAGAGGATGGTCTGTATGGCGGCGATTGAGATCACTAAGGTTCGCGCTAAGCACTCATTCGCATTCGAGGACGTTACTTTTGAGTTTAGTAAAGGTATACACGCTATCACAGGTATAAATGGCGCTAGCAAGTCTAGTCTATTTATGGTACTGTCGCAGTGCTTATACAATAAGAACCCTAAAGGTATCGCAGTTGATGATGTTAGTAATGACGTTACAGGTGAGCCTTTCGAGATTGAGGTTAGCCTAACACTTGACGGTGAACCATTCCGATTCGTTAACTCTAAGCTTCGCAATAAAGTAGAGATCTTTAGGGGTGACTCTGATATCAGTATCGCACCTAAAGGTAAGCCGGCGGCGTTAAAGATGATAGCTGAAATGCTTGGGTCTGACTTTAATAACTTCGTAGACCTTGGCTACCGTCACCCTAAGAACATCCTTGAGCTTATTGAGGAAACTGGTGACAGTAAGCGTAAGAAGTTCATTGAAGGTATATTAGACTACTCACTACTTGATGATAAGCTAGTAGCTGCTAAGGCTAAAGTAAAGGATCACCAGCGAGAGCTAGTAAGTCTTAACTCATCAGTTGCTACATTACGCGCGGCAATTACGGAACCACGTTTAGTAGCCGACGTAGTCTGTACTAACCAATTAGAAACGCAAATAGCTGAGGTAGATGAGTTACTACCTAAAGAAACGAAGAAGCTACACGAAGTTCAAGCTAAGCTCGAAATGGTTGAGTACGATATGGAGCTAGCTGTTAAGTCTGTTGAGGCAGAAGCTTTGATTGCTAGTTCTAATTTTCATATAGACTTGAAAGTAGCTGCCCGTACTCACGTATGCAAGGACTCTTGCCAAGAGGCTTACGACGAAGTTACTGCAAAGTTAGCAGTACTTGGTCAACGTATAGATAAAGGTACTCACGTAAAGCGCCAGCTAAAACTTAGTACGCCCACTGAGCCAGAAACTGTCTGTACTCGTTGCGGTCAATCTTTAGGTGCTGAAGAAGCTTTAGCGGTGTTTAACACAGACATGGCTAAATGGGTCAAAGACTTAGATGACGCTACTAAACTATTAGAAGAACTAACAGAGGAACACCACGAATTAGTACCTTCTCAGCGAGAACTGAGCCTAGAGTTAAAAAGCTTCGATGCTGTGGATAAACTTCTAGCCACAATAGCTAGAGCAGAGCTAGAGTTAACAGACTCGACTCCTGCGTCAATTACTGAACGCGCAGAGTCAACTGCTACGATGTGTAACGCTTACCAGAAAGGTGTTGACCAGCTAACCGATGAGCGTAAACAGTTAGAGCGTGACTTAGCTAACGCTAGAGAGCATAACACAATTCAGCGTGTAGCTAATGATTACAATCAAGAGTCTGCTGCTAACAACATAAAGTTAGCTAATCAGATCGAAGAGTTAGAAATAAAGATTACAGTAACTGAGGTACAACTGTCGTGCGCTCAAGAGTGGGTAATTCATTACGGCCCAACAGGTATCAGAGTGCATAAGATGAGTGAGTTCTTGCAACTCCTTAACGGCACAATGCTTAAGTATGCTGACATCATTTCTGGCGGTAGGATTAAGTGTATGTTCTACGTAACCGAAGCAGGGAAGATTGAGTTCGTAGTGTCTGATGAAGATAAGAAGAAGCCTTTTGCTAACTGGTCTGATGGTGAGAAGGAGCGCGTTAAGATGGCTTGCTTGTTCTCTGTGATTGAGATCCTTGAGCTAAAAGGTGAGTGCTCACTTAATATCATGTTCCTAGATGAGGTATTCGGGTCACTAGACGAAGAAGGTAGAGAAGGTCTATTTAAGGTTCTAGCTAAACTCCGTAACGATGGTAAGTGTATTTACACTATCGCGCACACTCCAGTAATCCAAGCAGCTATGTACGATACTACATACAAAGCAGTTAAAGAAGACGGAATCTCAACCTACGAGGAGACACATGAGGAACCAGATAACGAATTGCCACTGTTCTAAGGTATTCTCGTTAGTTACTAGGATCAAGGCTATTAATTATCATAAAATGAAGCGTAGTGAGTTTGCTTTAGCGGTAGACTCACTACCTCCAGAAGAGAAGTGGCTACTTAGTTTCTGTGTGTGGCATTGCTTATTCAATAGTAGACTGAAGCCTATAGACTCAACTAGACTACACGGAACCCCAGTAAAAGATTTTAATAAAACGTTCCTTGACTTCGTAGACGTTTTAAGGCATTATGATAGAGTAACAATACAGAGGCGCATGGATGGAGAGTTAGCTAGGTTCTTAGCTGGTGCTGGAGATCTACGCGCCTTTTATATGTCGCTGATAGATAAAACTTTCATAGACGGACTCCCTATGACTGAGGCGCAGACGCTCCTAGGCATAGACGAGATTATTTCTACTGAAATATACCAAGTAACTAAGTTAGATGTTCAACTAGATGAGCTAACGTACCCACTAACTATACGCAGAATAGCCGCAGATACAGGCATAACGGAAGGGACTGTAGCTAAAGGCGTTAGTGGTATCATGTACCGAAACGTAGATAAAGTTATCGTGTCTAGGGATATGAAGTTCTCAGCGTACCCATTGTTTGCACTATACGGGTTCGTAGCAGCTAATAAGTTCCACCCTATCGCCTACTTCAAAAGCTGGCCTGACTACAGAAACTACCGTAGAAGCTTAGACGATGCTACAAGTGAATACGTAAAAGGTATGGCTATAAATCTTAACAAATACTTGAGTGACAATCTAATCACTCGAATGGATGACTCCTTAGTGGAGTACGTAGAAGATCCTGCTACTCTACGGGAGTCTCTAATTAAACTAGTCCCTACAGTTGGCCCTAAATATTTACTAATTACAGATAAGAATACTCCTAAAACAGGGATAGCTAAGACCGTTAAAGTACGTATTGCTTACGGTATAGCAGAGCGATTCTGGATCGAGGAAGGTAAAGTGTTAGGTGTCAAGGCTTGGCTGAATGGTGTACTACAAAATGTACCACACGAACTGTCAAGTAAAGAAAGCTCAATACTGTTTGCTCCAGAGGAACTTTGTGGGCAAGAGTATTCTATGTACTACATAACAATAAGTGGTACTACGTCGTTGATAGGCAAGGAAATTAGATGGGATACTAAGACTTGGCGTAACTACAGATTACGAGGTTCTTCTGCTTACATAGAGAAGTGTTGCTTCTGTGGTAACGCACTTAGGATAGCTAAGGCTAGAGGTATGTGTAAGACTTGTGAGAACAACATTCCAGTATACTTCGCTGATGGTGTAGATACGTGGATAACTCCTAGAGCGCACATACTAAAGTCAAGAGAGGAATCCTGTTGGGAACCTAGCCTACTAAACCGTTGCGAGCCTATGTGTAGGGGTTACGTAGTGGTATCTAATGATAACGGAGACTTCATGTTTAAGTCAGATGAAACCGTTTATCGAAACTACATAGAAAGGGTAAGTAATTTATGACAGGATTTATTATTACAATTGGGTTGGCTGTTTTGGTTTGTATTGTGTTAATTAAGGTTACCGATGATAATATTGTACGAGCTTTCGGAGAAGATAAAGCGAGGTACGTATGAGACTAATAGGAGTAGGTTGTAAGCAACGGTCAGGTAAGACTACTGTAGCTAACATCATTAAAGGCTACAGCAACAAAGAGGTAGCTATTATTAGCTTCGGTGAGGCTCTTAAGCAAGAGTGTATGGATTGGTTGGGTGCTAATATGGTTGAGTTTAGTCGTAGTAACTTCTACGGATCAACTAAAGACAAGCTCCAGCCTTTACGTATTCAAGTTAAGTCTTTAGAAAATTCACCTTTAGCCGGTTTACTTACTTGTGGTAGCGTTAGCTTTAGGTACGATTGGTGCAAGAATTGTATCGTAATAACTCCAAGAGAGTTCATGCAGTACTACGGTACAGACTACAGACGAAAGCAAGACGCTAACTATTGGGTAGGTATAGTAGATTTAGCTATTCAAGATAAGTTCTTAGAAGGTGTTAAGTTAGTTATTGTAGATGATATTAGGTTCCCGAACGAGGCTAACCTAATCAATGATAACTTCGTAGCGACTAGGCTAGTAATTGTAAACAGAACCTTACCTGATTCAGACACCACAGGTACTAATCATGCTAGTGAGGTTGGCTTAGATAACTACGACGATATTGACATAACATTAGATAACAGCGGCACAATAGAAGACTTAGCTGAAGTAGTAGAGTCTGAGCTTGGCCCGTTCATTAGGAGTGCTTTACGTGGATAATGCGGTTAACACTACAACTATTAATTTCTTCGGTGGTGGCGGGGTTGGGAAGAGCACTATGGCGCTTAACTTAACTGGGGAGTTTAAATTACGGAAAGAGCTTACCGAATACATACCTGAGTACGCTAAAGAGTTAACTTGGCAGTTCGGTGGTAATCCTGGGGCTTACTCTATTCAACCGATGATCCACGCTAAACAGTGCTTAAGGCACGCTCAGGTAGCGGGTAAGGTTGACTGGGCTGTAACTGACAGCCCTACTTTACTTTGTGCTATTTATAATGATACATTAGGCTACGGTACAAGTAACTTTAAATCATACGCAATTGATGAGTTCAAGCGTCACGAAGAAAGCTCAATAAATATATTACTAGTTAGACGGAAGGAGTACGTACCAGAAGGTAGATTTGGATCAAAAGAGCAAGCCGTAGAGATAGACGGGTTAATAGAAGACCTTCTTGTGCGTGAATGTATTAGCTTTATAGTTTGGGATACTGAAACAGACGGTGGTGCTGTGGAGCTTGCAGACTATTTACTTAAATATGGAAGGGTTTTAATTGAAAGAAAAACTGCTACTTTGCATTGATCTTAGTATGAGAGCCGCAGGTCTAGTTATGCTAGACCTTAAAGGTAATCTAGTAGGTCAGCGCGTTATAGTTACGAAGAAAGAAGAGTTAGACGAGGAGTACCTATTGCTGTATATGGAGGATCAAGTAGCTCAGTTCGCTTTAGACTATTCTAAAGGTAACAAACTAGTAGCTACTGTATTAGAGGGCTTGTCTTTCGGATCTAAGTCAGCAAAAAGTGACCTTATAGCTGCGAATTGGTGGGGTGTAGTAACTACACTACGTACTTTGTACCCTAACCTGCTCATAGGTAAGATTCCTGTTACGTCGTGGAGATCTAAGATAGTCACACGAGACGAGCAGAAAGAGGCTAAAGCACTACACAAGACAGATCCGCTTAAGAAGGTAGTAGTAGCAAAGTTACCTCCTGATGTGTTATCTACCTTTGAAAAGTACCTTTCTGATAATAAACTTAAAAAGAGTTGCATGTACGACCTTGCGGATGCTTACTTCCTCGGTCAAGTACGGTTAACCCTAGGAGATTTTGAATAATATATGGATACAACATCACTAATAATGCCTGATGCTCATGTAGAGTACGGACAAGATCTTAGTCGAATGACTACATTCGGTAATATGATCGTAGCAGAACGACCTGATAGGGTGATCCTGCTAGGAGATTTCGCTACTGTAGAGTCGTTGTCTGCGTGGGATCAACATAACGGCCTAACTATGGAGGGTCGTAGGTACAATAAAGATGTAGAGGTAACTATTGACGCTCTAAATTTAATGTTGGAACCTCTGCTCGAACTTCAAGCTAAACAACGACGACAGAAGGATAAGATTTATAAACCCGAGTTAATTTACATTAACGGCAATCACGAATTTAGAGTTGAGCGCTACGTAGATAAGAACCCTCAGATGGAGGGCCATATGGACTTCATGAAGGATACTGGCATTGATGAGGTTTTTACTGTAATTCCATACGGTGAGGTCATTACTCGTGATGGAGTAGACTTTACACATATCCTACTAAACGGCGCTAACCAAGCACCAGGAGGTAAGTACGCTATTCAACGTGTAGCAGACATGTGCGTACGCCCTACTATTGTAGGACACCTCCATCGGTACGAGGTTGCTAACGTAAAACGACACAACGCTCCTCTTACTCAGGTAATGAGTTGTGGTTGCTTCTTTGAAGGTACTCCTGATTATGTTAAGTGCGCTAACAATGCGTTCTGGCGTGGGGTATGGATGGTTCATCACGTTAAAGATGGCTACGATGCTGTACCTTACTCAATGGATCGTATGAAAGGATTATATGGGACAGTGTAACGTAATACCAGTTGCTCTACGAGGTCGTAGGGGTAGGGTGACTGTATCACAGTGGTTGTACTATACCGAACTTTTCCGAACTATACGCTCTAGCTTGCACATACTACATGTCGATACTGAGCCTAAACTAGCTACTATGACTGATAAATGTTTGTCACATAAGTTCCATTTAGTAGCGCTAAGTGAGCTTTTTGATGTAGTCGAGGACGACTACTACATACCTAAGTATGAGGTTACGGCTATATATGGTAACGGGTATATGTCAGGCGTAAAAATAGTAAAGGAGATACTATGAGTTACGAAATATCTAGTAATATTAAAGGTCGATTCGGGGTTATTACAGTAACGGACGATCTATTCTTTAGTAGCGCTATGCCGTTCCTGATGGCAGACTTACTACCTACTAAAGTAGAGTATAATTACTACCGAGCAGGTTTCGTTATTAATGCTTACAGTGAATTATTCGATGTATTGCTTGAGGGCGAGTCTGCTCCTGAGTACACCTTAGAAGTAGTATCAGGCGAAGACGGAAAACCTATTTCAATTACACCTGTGAGGGTATAAGGAGAACTAATGCCGTACCAGAACCAGTTTGAAACAGAACTAAATAGAATCCAAAACGATGACATTCGTAAGTACGTAGAGTTCGCGCTAAGCAAAGTTCCTGAATACTTTTGGACTAAGCCCAGTAGCTCTACAAGTAAATACCACCCACCACAAAGTAATGTAGTAGGCGGTCTCGTTAATCATACTAAATCAGTATGCCACTTTGCTGAGGTACTAATTAGAGCGTATAAGCAAGAACCTTATATGTTGAAGTCACGTAAGCGTGATATGAACGCGATAAGCGATAGTGATTGCGACCATATTAGAGCTGCATGTATCTGTCATGATCTTCTGAAGTATGGTTTAGATCCAGCAGGGCAGCGGTACACCACTAAAGACCATGATATGACTTCTGCTACGTTCGTTAAGGAGACTGCGCGAGAGTTCGGCCTCGATGAGCACGACATGCGCGCTATCGCGTTTCCTGTTATGTACCATATGTCGCAGTGGAGTAGTAAACTAGTACCTGAGAAGACGCTAGATCAGCTGACAACTACTGAGTTAATCGTCCATCTAGCAGACATGATCTCAGCCGATAAAGCGGTAACGCTAGATTTTCTTCCGCAAGTATAGAAAATCATTGACAAATGGAGCCACTTGATTTAGAGTGGTTCCATACTTAAACAATAAACAACTAAGGAGACTTAAATGCACTTTGATGAACGATCTACTGGACTATTTAACCGAATGGCGGCACTTGACGCAGACAAGAAAGAGTATTCTGACGCAATCAGTAAGGAGATTAAGGACGCAATTGAGCTTTACTCGGAAGAAACTGGACTGAGTGTAGCAGGTATCAAGGCTGGTTACACTGACTTTAAACTTCGAATGAAAGATGAAGCAGCTTACCTAGAACTAGATGCTGATCGTGATCGTATTATGTCAGCTATTGCGGGCGATAAGGCTGTACCTTGTGCTCAAGGTGAGTTGTACGACTAATGACAAATTACGAGGTAAAGAAGATCACCAGAGCTGAATGTGAACCATACGTTTTAGGTATCCACTACGCTCATCGGTGGCCCTCTATCTCGTATGCATTTGGCCTATTCCATAATACTATACTTTGCGGGGTCATTACGTACGGTACACCGCCAAGCCACCCACTAAGGATTGGTGTTGCTGGTGTCGAGTATAAAGATAGTGTGCTAGAGTTGAATAGGTTATGTCTACTAGAAAACAACTATAACGAGGCTAGCTACTTAATAGGTACTAGCCTAAAGATGATTCCTAGTCAATCCATTGTAGTTAGCTTCGCTGATATTAGTGTTGGCCACGCTGGTACTGTTTATCAAGCAACTAACTTCTTATACTGCGGCCTTAGTGCTAAGCGTACTGACTGGAAAGTGAAAGGAAAAGAACACCTACACGGTCAAACTATTGCTGATGAGTTCAGAGGTGTACCTAACAGGGCACAAGCTATGCGTGATAAGTACGGAGATGACTTTTACCTAGCACCAAGACCTAGAAAGCATCGATACATTTACCTAGTAGGAGATCGAAGATGGAAAAAGAAAGCTATTAAAGCACTAAAGTATAAACAACAACCCTACCCAAAGAAGGAGGATTAATGGACATCGTAGTACCTATGAAGAAATTACACGAGGACGCAGTATTTCCAGTGTACGAGACAGACTTCGCATCTGGAATGGATCTAGTAGCATTAGTTACTGATGAAGAGCGCACAGCTGGGGATAATGCAGTAGTTATTCACCCTATGTCACGTAAATTAGTTAAGACAGGTATCGCTATGGCTATCCCAGTAGGTTTCGAGGGGCAAGTAAGACCTCGTAGTGGTAACGCATACAAGAAAGGGTTAACCGTACTAAATACTCCAGGCACTATTGATGCGGATTTCACTGGGGATGTAGGTGTTATTCTATATAATACATCCTCAGAAGCTATCGTTATCAGTAGTGGAGACAAGATTGCTCAGATTGTATTTGCGCCAGTAGCACGAGCGTACACACCAGTAGTGCTTAAACTTCCAGAGACTAATCGCGGCTATGGCGGGTTC